CCTGCGCCGAGAGTTGTGGTGACGCTGCCCGACAACGAAACGGTGGGCGCGGGTTCAATATTCGAGACCGATAGGGTAATCCCGATAATATCTGCGCCGGTCGAAATGGCGTTATTGCGCACACGGAAGTTCGACGTTCCCGACACGCCGCAGTCCCATTGTCGTGTGGCGGAGTTCGTAACGACTTCGGAAGACTCTTGCGTGGGCGTATCGCCCCGTGTGCAGGTGTCGGCATACCAAGTTGTGCCGCCATCGTCCGATATATCGAAGTTCAATGTGAGTCCAGTATAAGTGCCGTGAACAGTCACGCTGGCCACATTGAAACCGACCGTGCTCACGTTCAACTGCGAATTCGCTACTCCCGCACAGGTCGTGTTGGCGTTCGTACACGCTGCCGAAAGGGTCGCGGTTTGGTAGCTGTTCATCTGCGCGGAGGTAAGGGTCGCGGCAAGTAACGCGAAAAGAAATAGAAGTTTTTTCATGAGAGAATTTCCTAGCAGGTTATTCCAACGGTCACGACGGGAAGACCGGCATTGATGGTGAAAGTCGCAATATTTGCGCGGAGTCGTTTTGCAAGAGTATTCGACACGACGCGACGGCCCCCGGTTGGGGAGGCATTGGAGTCTAGCGTGCTCCAAGTCGTGCCATCATCGTCGGAGACTTCTAAATTCACAACTAGCGCGGCGAGCGTACCCCCTGCACTCACCACAACGTCCCATGCGATATCTACCGGATACTGATACCCCTGTCCTATGTGGGGGATGTAAATGAATTCGTCGCCCGCCCCAGTTGCCGCGCCCGAATTGCGTGGCGTCGTATTCGCGTTCTCCTTAGGCGATGTGGCGGGGATTGTGGGGCCGATAGAGATACTGCGCGAACTTTTATCCTTGACATAAACTGCCATTTAATGTACCCCCAAGTGCGATTTGATCCACCCCACGATATTGCCAATAATCGCGAGGAAACCGGCCCCAGCGATGTATTTCACCGCGCGTAGTTCATTGTCGTGCCGCTCGACTTTTAGCGTCAACTCGGGCAGGACTTTTGTATTCTCGTGAATCGCCGCCACGGCACTTTCTAATCGTCCAAGTGTGCGTTCGACATCGTTATCGTGGTTATCGTGCTCAGACATACGCGGGAAGGCTCCTAAGTCTATTTTATCAGCCACCTTCGGGCTATTTGGGCGTCCAAGTATGGGTGGAATTATCACAGACGTACAGCGTGTGCGTAGCGTCAGAGTCCGTGCGACTGTACAAACTTCCCCCGTTCGCCGCAACACACGTTCCTGCCGCAGGCACACCCACGCCGCTTTTCCACGAGATATTCGGCGCAAGAGTCAGGGTGCCTTGCATGAAGATATTGCCGAAAGGTAGACTAGACGTGCCTAAATCTTCCGCCGCCGCAACGTTGGGAGTGAGTGATCCCGCATGTACTTGGAAGCGTTGTGTACCCGCTACCCCGAAACCCCACCCATCGATACCGTTCATAAGATTAGTTAGGCTATTACAATTCGCGCCGGGAAACGACACGCAGTTTACGATTATTCCACCAGCGGGATCTACGGCAAATTGCTGCACGACTCCGCCGATACTAGTGTTAAGAAAACTGGTAAAGGCGGGTTGGGAGTCTTGTACATTTGCGGCGAGCGAGTTATTACCGTTCGATCCTATGAAACCGTTGATTATCAAGACTGTGTTCGCGGTCTGTTTTACAAAACCTGTCGTGCTGCCTTCGATATCCGGCGCGAGTAACGTCAACCGGCTAGTGGAACCGTTGTCGATTTGCACGCCGGTACCGGAGGTTGCGGAGCACTCTGTACACTCAATCACATTGTCGTTGATGACCTGATTATGAACGCCGGAGTTTGTGAGCCACAATGCCTTGCCGCCCGTCCCGCCTGTACAATGATCTTGCAGAATGTTATTCCCGTTGATAACTTTCGCACTGGCGTTGGATGAGTCCATTAGAATGCCCGTACCATTCGCCGCTAAGCCTGTACAGTGAATGTTGTTAATATTATTCCAAATCGTCGAGGCAGAGGCGATAGAAGATGAGAAGAAACGCACACCTTGGCCGAAGGGGCCGGAGACATAGACGTTGCCGACCGAAGCGCGTTGTGAGGAAGCGAAGTTTATCGCTGCTCCCGTGCTGCCCGTGCCAGTATTTTTTAAGCAAACGTTAAACACGCCCCAGTCATTCGCGTTTAGCCCATCAATTAAATGGCCTGAAGTAATAGTGCTAGTGATTGTAACGGGCGGAGTAACGGAATCACACTGACCGGCGCCCGCGCCCAACAGTGCTACTGAATTACACCACGTCCCGTTCGCCACACTTAATGAAGAATTCTCAACGTATGTACCAGGTGGAATCCAGATCGCGCCACCTGCGGGAGAAGATGTGCAGACGGCGGTGATTGCCTGGTGGATAGTAGGGTAACAGGATGAACCAGCCACATACATTCCGTTCATCACACAACTTCGAATCGGGCCGAGGAAGGGTTGATTCCCGCCGTCAAGACGCGCGTAGATTTGATCGGTGGGCGTTACACTGGGCGAGACCGATAAATTCACTGGTGATTTCGAGTTCAAGTCTTCCGTCACGTCTGCGAGGAGGAAGTTGTAAAGTGCGCCGTGCGCCGGGGAGCCGTTGTATAGCCACGTTAGACTATAGTTAGTAGTATTCGTAATACCCCCAACCGTTATCTGATCGTTAGGAATGAGCGTGGTCGATATGAGACCATTGCCGTCCGGTGAAAGACACTGCGTCTGCGTCGGTACCAGCACACCGCTTCCAACAACGTGTGGATCAGCGGGCTGCTGCCCGTCGCTGGTGAGCAAGGTAAAACACGCCTTCACGCGAGTGGTGGAGTTGCCACCGAAGATTGTCTTTACATTGGCAGTCACGGTCACGGTGGATTGTGCCGCACACACGCCACAAAAAACCGCCAAAAACGCCGCAAAATTACGCAAAATTCTCATTGACTTTTATGTCCTCGCTAGTTATATTTTATCAATGTCCGATTTATTGACTTTCATCGCAGGACGCAAGTTCGCCACAATATATGCTGACCCGCCGTGGCAGTACGGGAACAATGGGACGCGTGGTGCGGCAACCGATCACTATGAAACGATGTCGGTGGAGGAAATTGCGTCGTTGCCCGTATCGTCACTGGTCGAAGACAACGCGCATTTACATCTGTGGACAACCAACGCCTTTCTCCCGCGCGCGTTCGAAGTGATATCAGCGTGGGGATTCACGTACAAATCCTGCTTCGTGTGGACCAAACCGCATATCGGAATGGGAAATTACTGGCGCGTATCACATGAATTTCTGCTGTTCGGCTTGCGAGGAAAAGCGCCGTTCCAATCTCACTCGTTGCGAAGCTGGGGAACCTGGGCGAGAAGGAAGCACAGTGCAAAGCCGGAGGACGTGCGTAAGTTGATTGAAATTGCATCGCCCACGCCTCGATTGGAAATATTCGCTAGAACGAAAACGGAAGGTTGGGAGAGTTGGGGGAGAGAAATTCAAACATGCGATTTATCCACCGCCACATCTCCGAACATCAGTACCGATCCGGGAGCCGAACGTCCGAACTCCATCCCATCATAACCCGCCGCTTTTATGCCATGCTCACCGGCATTGAGCGCGGAGAGTTGCGCCGTTTTAGGGTCAAGCCCATTCTGTAACGCCGCAGCGTGACCTTGCTGCACGGAAGTGTTCCAAAGTTCGTGTTGCGCACCTTCCACATCCGCGATGGCTTTGTTCCCCGATACCCCGCTTGAATATTTCCGTAACCGTAAATGCGGATGCGCGAGATGTCCCTGGCGCACCACATGTACGCCCGCAGGAGCTTGGGGTGGCACATCAAGCCGTGCCGACTCTTCCGCACCACTCGCGCCGCGCATCGAACCGCGCAACACTCCACCCGATATTGGTTGGTCGGAGAAATGGGTGCCTTGAAACGGCATCTTAACCGGCCCAGTCGGTGTGAAATGCGGATCTCCCTTATACCCCGCCACGTTACTGCCCTCCCGACGCGCCCCGACCTAACGGCGCGGCGAGCTTGTAACCTTTGCTCAAATACTCCGGCAACATCGCAGAGGGCACCGTACCGGGCGTGCCGTCCGGGTGGATTACGTTCACCTCGGTGGTCATATTGCGCACGGTAGGTAGATTCGAGGACTCAACCGCGCCGCTGGTACTTTTTGGCGCGAGTGGAGCAGTGCGTGCCACGTTCGGTTTCGACGGTGTGGTCGTAATCGGCAACTCACTGCGCGGCACTGGCTTGCTCCCGCTCTCAATATACTGCATGAGCTGCGAGACGGAGCTGGGCGGGAGCGCGATGGGTGAGGCGTTTTGGGGAAGTTGTGGTGGCGCGGTTGGGCCGGGGGGTAGCTGTAACGGGGGCCGATTTAAAGTACCGCCCCTATTCGGCAACGGCAACGTGCCGGTCTGCGGACCCGCTACAGAGGGCGCCAGCGGCTCAACCTGCGGCGCGTTGGGTGGTGATGTAGGCAAAGAGTTCTTTAAGCGGCTCTCGGCTTCTAAATTAGCATTGGCGGCGCGCCGAGCGCGTTCCGTAAGTGGTTTACCCGTCATCGTTTTAGGCGACGCGTTTTGTTCCTCTGCCTGTTGTAACACGCGTAAAACCTCAGGCGGTAGCGATGACTGCGTGCCGGGGCGACCGAATGGCAAGTTATTCGGCGCTTGGTATGGAGTGGGTGCGAGGGGCGGATTTACGTTGAACGGCGCGGGAGGTGTTGGTTTATATTTAAACGCATCTTGAATTCCGTTGATGACCGGGTTGCCGCGCACTTTGTCCGCGACTTTCGCGCCAGTTTTCAACAACACTGCCGGCACCGAAAGATGCGAAGGAACTTGCTCGGAAAGCGTCTTGTTCGCCGTCGCGTTCTCGCCGTGTTGTAATTCTGCTGCGCGCAGCTTCATCGTGTCCGCGACATCTTTGAGCTGGCCGTACTGCTGGCGCATCCCTTTTAAACGGTCAATCGGCACACCCGTCTCTCGCGCAAGGGTCTTATCAAGAGCATCACGAATCCCCGCCGCTTCTTGTTGTAGGGATTGCACGCGCTCGGCATTCACCGCCGCATCGGCCCGCGCACTACCCGCACCACCTTGCTGATACTTCCCGTACATCTCCGCATTGATCGCGGTGAGCCGGTCGTTGAGTTGCGCCACGGTTGCTTGATTATATCCCGTCTTCCCGCCCCGATAGTTATTGAACGTAACGTCGGCGGTTTTCGCCAGGTTCGGTTCCATCACCTCTTTGAAGTAGGGGAGGTTTTTATATGCGGCTTCCGGGGCCATTGCAGCGGTTTCCAAAGCCTGTCCGGGAGTTTTTGCGCCGGTAACTTTATCTGCAAATCCGCCTTTCTGTCCTGCATCCACGACGTGATCGAGCGTGGCGTCCAAGTTACCTTTAAACCCCGTCCCGCCTCCATGCGCGTTCATCGTGCCCATATCGGACGCGGCGGGGTTGACGGCTTTGACTAAATTATCTCGCGCGGCTTCTCGCGTTACAGGCTCTTTTCCGTTTATCTTAATTCCTTGTTCATCAACCGAGCCTACACCGGCGCGTTCCAAAGCTTTCGTAGCGAGTAGCGGAGCGGCTGTGCCGAGTAAAGTTCCCGCTGCGCCAGAATAATTTCCCTCGCCAACTTGTTCTGCCGTTTTCTTAACCGCGCCGCCGCCCGGAGTCGCTTCAACCGCCTCTAACGGATGACCCGTCGCGAGTTTTTTATCTGCGTTAAAAATGGCCTGATATCCGCGCACTGCCATTCCAGCGGGGGAGAAACGCATAAGTGCGCCGCCAAGAAGTTGTGGCACCGATTTATCTTTTACCGAATCTGTAACTTCGCTTATCGAAGCCGGAACACCGGCTGCGTGAGCGAAGGACGTTCCAAAGCCTTCACCACTCGCACCCGACTTCTGCGGCGCACTCCCGGCCTGCCATCCCTGTTTCGCAAAATCGCCCACTTGATTGCGTGGCACATCTTGCTCCGCGCCCGTATCGGAGCGGAACATCCGAAGGGGCTTGTCGGCGTTATTGAGTTGCGGGATAGCTTCCACGGACGCGCCGGGAGGTAGGCCGCTGATTTGTGGCGTACCCGTACTACCACCCGCCGAACCAACCGGTTCTACCGTCGCGCCCGCTGGTAGACCTTTAATTTGCTGTGTGTTCTGTCCCATTTATTTGTCCGGTACGTACACGTTATTCACAACTGTGCCCGTTCGAACGCCATTTACTTTTACGACATGCGTGGGTTGAGTATTCTGTTGCGGCGCGGTGCGTTGTGGTGTAGCCTCGGGCATCATTGCACGGTCTTTCATATAATCGGCCATCGCCATCACACCGGCGCGCAATGTTATTCCATCCATTCTCCCAGCGTTCGCAAGATCTAAAAAATGCTGCAACATTTGTGGCGATCGACCGCCGGCTGCCCCAAAATGGGCAAGCATTGTTGCAGTATCAGCTAACATATTTTTATTGATGAGCATGATAATACGCGGATCATCGTTGGGGCTTGTGCCGACGCCCGATGTTATAAATTTATTCCACCGCGAAGCGACAATCCCCAACTTACCTTCTTTATCAAGCGAATCGAGAAGCTGTAACACTCCCTGGGTTTCGGGCTTATTCAGGTCGCCAGTTTTTGTTATCAAATTTACCGCATGGCGAGCGTTGTTCACATCACGCACTTCTTGCGCGGGGAGCTGGGCGGGATTTGAATTTGGGGGCGCCATAGATGCGGGACCGGCAACATTACGGCCCGAAACTGGATCTTGCCACTGAACCCATTTAGTACTCGCCGCATTAACCATCGGCTGGCCGTTTGCGCCATTGACAGGCCGAGCTTGGATTGGTGCGGCGGTAGTTGCGCCACTGGCTCGTGGAGGCTGTGCGCCGGTGTTATGTTGTGGACGCGCCCCATTACTACCCGGCGCATTCGGCACAACACTCCCAATCCCTCCAACACTTCCCGGCAACTGCACCCCCGACACCGTATTCTTCGGCAACGCTTGGATATTTCCAGCGGCGTCGGCCATATATTGGGTGGTGGAGGTGAGTTTATTATAAAACTGTGCTGGTGCAAGCGAATTCTGTGCAGCTCCGAGAAGCTGATTTTGCGCATTATAGGCGAGCATAGTTGTCTCGCCAGTCTCGGGATCTTTGCCGGGAATAACGCGAGCAACTTTTCCTTGTTGAATTAACGCCTTCATCTGCTCAATACTCATCCGACCCGAGTTCTTTAAATTCTGTACATCAACGTTTCCAGTATTACGTAATGTCTGTACATTCTCCCGCGACTGCCCCGCGATTTGTGGTGAGAGAATTTTCGAAAGTTGTGATTGTGGCACGTAGTAACGTTGCCCGTTCACATCAACCGGCACGGTATTTTGCGTGGACTGGGCCTGTGCGCGTTGTAAAGCGGCGCGTGCTTCGGCTTCCGGTTCTTCGACATTGTGCAGTCGTTCAGCTTGCAAGCGTTGCTGCGCTTGATTTTGTAACGTCGCTTGTAACCGTGCGGCGTTGGGAGCTTCGCCACGATTTCCCGCCGCTTCCATACCCGCGCCCACTGCGCCTACAATTGGCAGGATACGCGAGAGAAGAGAGGGATGGAGCGGCGCGAGTTTAGGCGCCTGTGCCGTTTGCACCGTTCCGGGTAAATTTGGCACCGCACTCCCGTCCTCGCCCACTTTTGACGCCGCTAGTACATCGGGCGGAGGGACGGGCGCATTTACATTCTCCTGCGTGCGTTGCGCCAAGTCTGCAAGGGATTTTGGCGGTGTTACGTCGTCCTCTTTCGGCGCGGACGGGGGCGGCACAATTGATGGAGGCGGAACAGCGCTATTCGACGCGTTCGGTTGTGGCAAGCGCGGCACAACGTCCGGTGGCGGCACATCACCTTGCGCGCCATCTCCCGTACCGCCTCCGAGCAACTTCGCCAACACATCGGGAATTCCAGCGGCAGCGGTGAGAGGGTTGCGCGACGGCTGTAAAAGACTGGGATCAACTATCATTGCCACGCCTCCGTGGTTGCGCGCCGTAACGCGAGGTTAAAAAGCGGACGTAATTTCAACACCGCCCAGCGGCATTTTGCTAAGCGTTGACCGAAAGTGCGGTAAAGCACCAGGATTGCGCGACCCAACACAGTATTTGCGAACCGCGAATAATTTAACCACCCGCGCACAATATGAGTGCGTAAATCATCCACGCCCCACAGTGCCTCTGCGATCCAGCACACGCCGCCTTTAACCTGATTTGCAAGACCAAACCCGCTCCCGACAATTCCAGCAGCACTTGATAATCCCGCACCAATATCGCCAAGCAAACTACCCATGTGATTTTGATCATACGCGGATTGTGCGCCGACCGATAAAGCACCGTTTGGATTATATGTGTTTTGCAATCCGGCACGGGCACCAAGCGCCTGAAGCATATTGTCGCGAGTGAGCATTTGCGCGTTGTTATACGCTTCGTTTTCCGCCCCCGCTTGTCCCAAGTTCGCACCGTTTAAACTGGATTGAAACGCGCCTTCTGGGGTTGAGCCTAACCCGCGAGAGGCGTTGATACGCGCAGCATTCTGGCGCGCATTGCCATAAGATCGCCCGATAGAATTTAATTGATTGGCGAGATATCCACTCGCACCCAATCCTAACCCATTCGCGCCAATTGTATCAAGTTGCGCGAGATCACCCTTCTCCGCGCCATATTGCTCACCCTGCCGCTGCGCATCATTCGCGGCGTTTTGTAGGGAAGCGTCGGTTACGCGCTGTTCGCTTTCTCTTCCTTTTTTTTCCAACTCCCATGCACCCTCCCACGGCACTTCATCAATATCCAACAACCACCCCGTTTCGATATCGTAGGTGGCAGAACGAGCGTACAGGGGCACAGGCATGGAAAAAGTCCTCTGTGTTTATTATAGTTTACGCGAGGTGGGTGGGTATGGTAGGATACGGGGATGATTCCGATACGTAATTATCGCGGTAGAATATCTTTTTCATCCGAGGATCTTGTACCAGAAAAAGGTGCGTTTGTCACGGCGCTCAAAAAAGAACAACGCGGTTTGCGATACGATTTACTCATCAACGGCCCGATGTGGTGTTTTCGCAAGCAACAGACTTGGTTTGGAAAAGTGTTAAATTGGCTCGGGGTTCCGAAACAATTTAAACGTCGCTGGCGATATCGTTTGGTGCCTCGCCAGAAACCTTGGAAGTCGTGGCCGAGTTTGTAGCACGTTGCGCGGCATCGCGTTCCGCGCCAAGCAACGGCACGGTTTCGGGAGCGAGGGGGCGACGGAGTATCACGCACCCTTCACAAGTCGGTTTATAACCGTAATGATCAAGAAGCCGCACGTAAGCTTCCATGCTCCGGGGAATTGCGATATACGAATCCACCGCGCCACCCTCCTGCCCCCACTGCGTAAGAATCGCGTCGGCTTTCACAAGACCGTAAATCAACTTCGCGCCTTGTTGCTCATCATACGAGGGATCATGAATGAAGGGATCAAGCACTATCGCCCGCGTCCCGGTGAGTGAACCGAAGAGTTTATGGTTCTCGTGTAGTCCCACGGTCTTTACACCCGGCGCGTCGAAATCGTGCGGCAGTTCGAGGTCCGCACTCAAAAAATTTCTCCTCCACGCATCTAGTTGTCGAACATCGGCGGGCGTGAGGGGGCGGGTGAAGACTTTTTTCATACGTGCAGTATATCGTAAAAACTATGGTAAGTCAACAAAAGATGGCTCTCGATACGCGCCTCCTCCAGCCCCGATATTTATCTTGTCACGATTCGAATTGTCGGTAGTGGTGACGGAGGCGGTTACGGTGTCGTTCGGTGCGATGGCGGTGGAAGATACTACCGAACTTGATACGCCTTTAACGTTGTGGGGATTTTGCACAGTACCCGCCGTCGCGCGTACCCGGTAATAGCGGGTCTTCGGTGTCGAACCACCTTGCACTGGCACGGTGTCGAAATATGCAGTATTTTGCGACGACGGCAACGCGACTGTTGAGAGCACATTGGACATATCGCCGTTTTCCGACACGTCCAACTCGAACCCATCCGCGCCTTTTACCGTGGACCATGTGACATAGTTCCCACCCTGTTTTGAGGTCACAGATAAATTGGCGGGCACGGGTGGCGCCAGAACGCGCATGATGTTGGCGCGCAGGCCGGCTTGCCACTGTGCCAGTTGAGGAATCGTACTGATCGTGGGAATTGTGCGTTGGGCCAAATTTCACCGCCTAGTTGTATTTTATAGGAGAGTGTGGTAGAGTGCAAGGCATGATAATCTCTCGCGTCTGGTCGATGCCAAATTCCGAAACCTTTTCCATCCCGCCAATCCGGGCGTTCGTTGAAAAGTATCTTGCGAAGTGCCCAATTTCCGTTGACCCTTTCGCGCGTAATTTCAACGGCGCAACATTTACAAACGACCTCAACCCAAATACCGCCGCACAATATCACATGGACGCGACGGAGTTTATGAAGAAACTTGCCGATACCGACATGGAAGGCAAAGCCGATCTCGTAATAATCGACCCGCCGTATTCTCCGCGTCAAGTCAAAGAATGCTACGACGGAATCGGCGTGAAAATGAAACAGGGTGATGCGCTCGGCAAGATTCGCGGCGATATGAAAGTTCAAATCGACCGGCTTTTAAACGAAACGGGAGTTGCGCTATTCTTCGGGTGGAACACGAATGGGATGGGCAAGAAATATAAATTTGAAATTGAAGAAATCTTGCTTGTAGCGCATGGCTCCGACCATAATGACACAATCTGTATGGCCGAACGCCGCACTAACCCGCCTGATTCACTTCTGCATCCACCGGCCACGCTTTAAGCATAATACCACGGAAACCCCCGGTGTTTGTGGAAGATGCGATTTGAAATTCGATGAGCGCACGCTTACACAATGTTCCCACTACGCCGTCCGTCGCGGCGAAGTACGCACGATATCGCGCAGCACTATTTGGGACTTTCGCAAAATTCAACGGGCCGAACGGTGCACCAGGATTATCGGCGTCTTGCGGGTCAAGGTAGAAATTCACCGTTACGTCTGCTGAGAGAGCATCGTTCGTTAACTCATACTCCAACGAATAAAGCTGGTGCATAATATCAGGGCGACCGAAGTTGATAAGCGCGGGTCGAAATATCGCGGCGGGACAAGTCGCATTGGAGAATGTGCCGGAGAGATCGTCAATAACGTACACAAAGCCGTCTGTGCCGCCCCCGACAAGAATGACATTACCGGCTATCGGTTCGAAAACCGCCACGCTCGCAAAACCGCGCTGCGACTCGAACCACCCTTTGATCGCAAAGTCGTAGATGTAAGTGTGGTAGGTTGAGGTATTGTCTTGGTAACACACCACCAACCAGTCGCGTTCGTTGTACTGGTAATGAAGCGTGCGCACATTGTCCTGGTCCACATTCTTAATCGTGAGAAATTTCTTGCGCATCGGGCGACCAATTTCGAGAAGTTGGTCGGTGACATTGAGATCTTGGGGGAGTATGGAGTAAATTGGTGAAATGGGCGGGTAGAGCTTCAATAGACGATCGTACCCGAAAATCGTCAACCCGTGCGGCGTCGTCTCCATCCCCCACCGCGATATTACGCCGCCCGTAATTGTCACGACTTGCATTAGACCGAAGTCATCGATCGAATTACCGTATAACGGCACGATTCCTTTTTCCGTGCCGAGCCATAGCGCGTCGGCGTGGGATTTCAAGCCGCGAAGACGATTGGCAGATTGTGGGTAAGATTGTTCATCCACGATATCGGACATCGTAACCGTGCCTGCCGCGCCAGGGTAGGATTCTTGAGGACTGCCGTTCCCGTTCCCCGCCGAGATTTCTTCGTTTCCCGAAAAGTGGAAGAAATTTGGCTTGGCCTCGCGACGCCGGAAGATGCGATATTTATGGACTTCCGCGATTTTACTGGGCGCAGGAGGGTCGTTGCGGATTGGGCGATCCACTGTTGAAATCGTACTCGTGGGATCAGTAATAAACGGAACCTGGTCCATTATAAAGTCGTTCGGATCAAGCACCGAGATACTGGTGAGAAACTTACCCAACCGCGATCCATCGGTCTCAGAACAGTAGAAATGAATATGCGTGGCGCGGGGCGGGGCGATGATGCAATTTACCCCGGCGTTACTTGCAGGCGCGGGAGTATCGAGTATCATATGTGCGGAATCGGTAAATGTGGCAATACGACCGTAATTTACCGCGCCGATATACAAATTCATCCCCACGAATTGGGGGAAGAATCCGCCTGCGCCAGTGGTGATCGCGGTGAGACCTATCGTGGTGGTAACGAGCGTGCGACACGCTTGTACTTGAATTGACTTATTCGCCACGGGGCCGGTGGAGCCTTGGGAGTTGACAGGCGAAGTGGAAATAGGCGACGAGCTGGATTCATGCACGCGACCCACGGTATGGTCGGCGTAGGTGATCCAGTAGAAACGTCCCACCGAGCAACTAAACGTGCCCGCAAATCCCGTATTTTCAATATTCGGCGGGACGGGCGGGATGATGAAGCCTTCAATTACGAACTGGGCGTTCGGCCCGTCGTAGATCCAAGACGTGGTGCCGTCTGTGATATGGAGAAGATTATTCAATACTACGAACTGGGGGAAGTCGTTAAATGGCGCATTCGAAGTTAGCCCGTTATTGAGCGGAAGGGTCTGCACAACCCACGCACCGGCGACTTCTTTATATAACGCAAACACGATATTATCGGACGTGGCGACGGCGAAGCGCACAGACTGGCGCACACCGTTAGAATCGTTGTACGGATAATCCATCAACGCGCCGATTTTCGTGGGAAGCTGCGTCGGTAAATACTTCGCCTGTCCCAACTCGCGCACCATCTCGCCGGAGATTTTGGGGATCATCGACAATACACGCCGCGCTCCAGCCGCTTCCTGTGCGTCTTGGCCGGCATAAGTATTTTCAGAGGCCGTGGACAGGTTAAACGTGCCGGAAGTTTCTTTCGAGCTAGCTTGCTTTTTTGGCATAGTTGTGTCTATACTTATTTTACTAGGAGGAAGTTATGGCCGACTGGCACAAAAGATTCATGGATCTCGCGGTACATATTTCACAATGGAGCAAAGACGCCTCGCGAAAAACCGGTTGTGTGATCGTTGGGAGCGCAGGGGAGATTCGAACAACTGGATTTAATGGTTTTCCAAGAGGTTGTAATGACAGTGTAGCCTTACGCAACCAACGTCCCGATAAATACGCTTGGACAGAACACGCAGAACGGAATGCGATTTATAACGCCGCACGAATTGGTGTATCGCTAGAAGGCTGTGCCGCATATATCCCCTGGTATCCATGCGCCGATTGCGCACGAGCCTTAATCCAAAGCGGGATTAAAACACTCGTCGCATTCAAACCGGATTTCAACGACCCGAAATGGGGCGCGGATTTTACCGTGGTTGGAGTGATGTTATTCGAAGCGAAAGTAAAAGTTATTTTTCTCGAAGGAAGTATTGGAGAAGCGAAATAATTATGAAAACGGCGTTTGAAAAATCACGATTTCCGTTGAGAACGATTTTAATTATTGTTATAGTAATTCTCACAATACGCTATCAACCTTGGAATGAAATAGCGGCGCGATTTTGCCCGCCAAAAGCACTAAAAACTTATCATTGGAAAACACAGAGAGTGTGTACTTCGGGCGAGGAAGATTTCTATATCGAAGACCAATCTCACCGTGAAGTCGCGCATGTTTTTAATTGTGGCGAGGGCGATACTTGGAGCGTGTTTTCGATAGAAACTTCTCCAACGACACGCGAAAGTTATGAGAGACGGGACGAGGCGATTAAAAGAGTAGAGAGTCTTTTTAAGTAAAATTTAATATTCCGCATCCTGTACAAAAATCGCCCCCTCGCTACGCGGCCCCGCCGCTTGCACCGTCTCCACGATACTCGCCTTCCAACTTTCTAACCACCCCGCGAAGCCGTCCGCGTCCGCGACCAGCTCACATCGCTTCACCGCGAAGTTCACTATATCGGACTTAAACGGAACCACAGTCTCGTCGATCGAACTTCCCACATCCATATCCGGTAGGGCGCGCACGTACCACACTTTTAACGTGAACGCGACCTCGGGATATCGCGCCAACATCAACGTATTCTTTCCCACAATCGTGTAATAATACGCGTCAGCGGTGAGAAACGCATCCGACGCTCCCTGCGGCCCGTTTTGCGTGGATAGATTCCGCTGGTCTTGAAAGTCGGGGTGGTGGATTTTGCGGTATATAAACTGGGTCATCTCGTACCCAGCGGGGCCGAGCACTTCGATAAAGCGAGGCTTAAGACAGTCGCCGGGTAGGACGTACTCGCGCACCGTTAATGACAGCGGCGCGAAGAGATTGACGGCGTTCGAGGGCGTGGTGACGGTGGATTGTAAAAAATAATCGTCCGTGGTCGCAACCAGAGCCTTCCACAGCTCATCCTTACCCTCGTTGATAAACGAACGGTACTGATCGGTCGTGAATGCGTTGCCCTTGCCCGACACACGCGCCAGGACTTGCGAGAGAAGTTCGGAGTATTGAACGGCCACGTAATTTACCCTCCCACAACTTGAATGCGCCGATCTCCACCACGTCCGACAAGCTTCTCGCCAGGTTTCACGCCAAGCACATCATGTAACGTGCGCGATCCCCTCTTCACGTCCTCCATCAACCCCGTGCGGCGCTTATCAGTAAGAAAATCATATATCCCCCGCGAATGTTCCGTGCCAAACGCTTCGATATTCAGGTCGCGCAGAAACTCGCGCCGGTCTTTCACGCGCGCCGCCTTCTTCGCATCCTTCCTCGCCTGCATCGCATCGGCATAGCGCGAATACCCGCCATATCGCTTGATATCGGAGTAGCAGAGTTTATTGTAAAGTTCCGGCGTGAGCTGGTCCGCGAATACGATCACCCGCTTCCCGCGCTGGAGAGAGAGAATTTCCTCATTCAAACCCGCGAAGTCAAGTATGTCTTGCGGTGTGGCGAGACCTGCGCGAATATCTTGCGCTTCTCTCTCACGCCGCCGTATCAACCACACCAACTCGTGCGGGGGCGTCACGGCCTTGCGTTCCACCACCCACTTCCCAACATAGTCGCCCCACCGCAAGTCAAGTAGGGCGTCCATGATTTGTAGCGTGTTAAGAAATCCCTGTGGCGGACGCATTATTTTGGCGCTCCGAGAAGGTGGGATTTACCGTTGGATTTCGAGATGGCTGGCGTACCCTGCTCATCGTCGATATGTTCGTTAAGATGCGCGGCCAGCTCTCGTACGGATGCGAATGACTTCTCGCACACGCCGCACTGGGTCTTTCGTAGTGCCTTAACGCTTGGAGCCTCGTCACCAACGCCCCAGCTTTCCACCACGTCCAATACTGGCGTCCACTGGGCGTCGTAGGAGCTTCGATATACGTAATCTTCGCCCAACGCATTCTTACGCTTAGTCGGCGTGCCCCCCATAAGGGGTTGTAAATTGCGCAAACACGTCGCCACATTCTCCGGTAGACTGATAACTTTCCCGGCGCAGAAGCCGAACGGTCGCCCGTTAAACATGGCCCAGTAAGTCTCTTTCTCCTCATTATTGGGATCGGGCCTCAATGCGCCTCTCTCGCGCAACACTTCCAAAATCTTCGGATTATCGGTAAGCCTCAACGCGACAATTTTTCCATCCATCTCACACGCCCCATTTTACGCGGGAGTAGCCCGCAGAATTGAGACGCAAGTTGCGCCCCTAGTTGTATTTTATCAGCGGGGGCACGTAAATTTACTTTGCGCAAATAAAAAGGGCACTTATTTCTAAGTGCCCAAAATATTCGTGATCCCGTCAAGCCTTACAGCCCGAACGCGCCCGAACTTACAGTATTCGTGATCCCGTCAAGCCTCGTAAAAGCATTCGGTCGCGAATTGAAAAACTGCTCACGCAACCGATACCTTGCCTCATACTGGTCGTAGAACTGTGCGCGCAGGAAGAGATTCCCATCTTCCTCTGCCCAGCCGCTCTCGCCCAGCTCGTACCGCTCAAGATACCCGTCCTCGGGGAACATGAATAGCGTACCGTAGGGGGCGTCGCGGTCTGCGGTGCCGTCTTTCCCGCCAAATCCAAATTCCTCATCCTCGGGACCGGCTTGGAAGGACGAGCCTTTATTACCGGGCTGAACATTGTACCGCTTGTCCTGCTCGGTCAGTTTCAAGATTTCGCGGGCCACGCCATAGTGCGTGTACATTTTCTTGATCTTCTTCCCCGAGATTTCGTGATTATTCTGAATAGCACGGTTGAGTAAGTCGGGATTCAAACTTCCCACGCTGGTTAGAACGTTCGAGCGCCAGAAGGCATTCGCGGCCAAGGAGCGGTCGATGGTATAAGCATTCGACACGTAGGTGGTGGAATCGATCAAACCCAACAGTCCAATTGGCTCGGCATTGAAGCTCGACTCACCCGGGGCCACGCTATTGGAACCGAACGAGAGCAAGTCGCCGGTGGTGGTGTTAATTGCCGCATCGAACACGACGTTCGGCGTGGTAATCGACAACACGGTCTGAACGCCGCGCAGCACGGTACCGTCGCTGGAGGTAATAGCAATCACATCTCCGACCTTAATAAAACGCTCGGGATTGACCGTACCGACCACATTGCCGGGGTCTTTAATGGCCTGTGTCGCGGAATTTGCGCCCGCCGATACAACCGCCAACGTACCCTGGCCGAAATAATTCAACCCGCGATTTCGCTGGCGGGAGATGTCATTGACCATCCCCTCCTGCTCCATCGTGAGGGCGTTGACAAACGCGCCCTTATTGGTCTTGGCCTGCGCCATGATATCTGCGGTGAGCTGGATATGCCCGAACCACTTCTTCATGTTGATTTCTGCGTTGGCCGTACCCTGGTTGCCGGCTTGGGGGATCTGGCCAGTGTTGAGCGCGATCGCCTTCACGCCGGAGTTGCGCTTTGTGTGCAACGCAACCACGACCTTCGCGCCTTCCCATTTCTTCCCGGTCATATCACCGTCAACGATATATTTCAACGCCGTGGTATCTTGGTTGATCTGTTCTTTCAAATCTCCCTCATACACGGTTTTCAGAATGGCGGTCGCGGTGGCCGTTTCCAGCCCCATCGCGCCCTCCCACGGCCCTTCATACGGCACGATATCACGAGACATAATCGCGCCACTCGCGATATCAATCTCAACGTGCGTACTGTAAAACTTGCTATAAAATGTGCTACTCATTGTCGTTTTCCTTTTCCAAAATCGTGTGTCGCTGATCGACCTCACTACCCCTGCGCTTCCATCTCCTCCATCAACGCCATCGCTGCTTGGGTCAGGTTCGGCTTACGCAGACCGCGTTGTGTCGGACGGGGCGGGGGAGGTTCAACTTGCACTTCCTTACCGGCGCCGGGTTTCGGCAGCGGCTTAGGCGTGGTTGCGATCAGCTTGGTTTTCGTTGCGACAGCAGAACGTTGCGTGGCAGCGGGATCGATAAGCTTCGCGCCCGACTTTACAAGAGGCAACGCAAAATTCGCCGCCTCGCGAATCAACGCGAAACACTCGGCCTTGTTGCGGCTTTGTGCGGCGTCTACCCACTTCTGGGTCAGCTCATCATCGCCATCGATATAAGCGACAATTCGCTTCCCAAGTCGAGCCATCTCGGTGTCGTTTAACACCACCTTCGACTCGCCCAGCCACTTCTGTAACTCTGCTGTCCCTGCGGAAGTCATCGCGTCGTTCGCAGACTTACTCTGCTCAACGGGCGCGTTTTCGATCTTCGCGAGCTTATCTTCCAGCTTTTTCAACGCGTCTTTCGACACGTACCCGAGGCGTTCGGCCTCGGACTGGAACCACTTCTCAGCGGCGCGAATCTGCTTAATCTCTTCCGCCGACTTGCCTTCGAAGCGCGCAGCATCGTCTTTCGACAACTTCGCCTTCGCTTCTTCGGCCTCTTTCGCGCTATCCGCTTCCAAACGCCGCACATAATCCGCCAAGTGAGCCGACAGCACCTCGGGAGTGAACTTGTCCCCATAGTACTGCTTTAACGTGCGCTCGATTGGCGAGAAGGAGGTGACTTTTTCTTGAAGCTGGGAGTAGCCTCGCTTCGCGTCATCTGCCGTCTTATACCGCGTTCGTTCGTTGATATCGAGAAAGTATTGCTGTTGTTGAGAGCCGTCGCCGCTCCCACCATTGTTGTTGTCATTGGCCCCAACATTGCCCTGGCCGTCATCCTGAGTAGCAAGATTCAGATCCACATTATCTTCCACAATCACCTCTGCGGGAGTAGCCCGCAACTTACTTCAAAATCCCCCGCGTGAGTAGCACTGGGGTTCGCACATCTTACAAAACTTTATGAGAACAACGTCTCACGAATCTTACAAAACTTAAATCGCATCAGACCGCGCTGAAACGCTATCAAAATCCGTCCCCTCCTGCGATGCCCGTCCGCGCCGGATCGTGATATCGATCGCCAGGGACTTTCCAGCCGTACCGCTATGTACCGCAGTCGTATTCAATCGAACCGTATCGCCCTTCTTCACCTTGGGCGGGTTGGTTGTCAGAGCGCCATACGTAGGCACGCGAGAGGTACTGGCAAAATTCACGAGGGTCGCGCCGGAGAATATACTCACGCCGTTGAGCAGAATATCGGTGGTTTGAGTGCCGGTAGTGCCTGCCGTATCAAGTCGCGCCAAAATCCCGCGAATAACGCCGTCGAACGGTATCACGCACACATCCAAGTGATCCGCAACAGCCTGCGTACCGGGCACTGTCAACCGCAGCATCTTTTCATTCTGTTCGTGAATTACAATCGCCATCGTCTCGTCCCTCTGTATTTATTGTATCGCACCCGGCGAGGTAGCATGGTAGGGAGGAAGGTGTCAAGGGGAAAGTTAGGCAGGACGAGAATTGTCGATTTGACAAATTAAGAAAAAGAGAGGTAAAATTTCTAAATGAATAAACCAACCATCGTAATTGCAGGAGATCACGGCCAATTTCTACGATATAAAGCCCAACATCCCGACACGAAACTTATCGAAGCGAATCGTGTAGAGAAACTTTTCGGAGTTGAGGCGAGAGAGGTCGTTTCGATCGGAACCGCCGCCGAGCGGAGAGATTACGGCGAGGTTTATCATGTGGCGCTGAGTCGGGTTCGATAGCACCCACCGCCTTCTTATACTCTTCATCCGAAATCGGGCGCGAGCACACTGGCAGCGTAAAACTCGTTTGTGTATATTTCACGACTCCTCCTTGCCCTCCTCGCCCACCGTCACCGGCTCATTCTCTTCAAACGCCACATCACCATCGCGCGAATTCGCCTTACAACACGCGAGCGCCATAACACGCGTGGCGTGGCGCCGGCAGAATAACGCACGGCCTTGTGAGTCGGCTTTCCTGGCGCGCACCGCATACTCACACCCGCCCCCACATCCGAAATGTCCGTCGGGACGCTCGCCATAAGATGCGTCCTCTTTATTGAGCTTTAAAGACTCTGGATAATCCTGCTCGTGATCTCCGAGGAATTTATTCTCCCAGTGTTCCGAACTGCCGTGGTCGGGGGAGACTTTACCCTGTACGAGCGTGCATCCCGCCGCATCGCGTTTGAACTTATTACAATCGCGACATAAATACGTACCTTTCGGATCGAACGTGCGTCCATTCCCCACTCCCGGCTCCGCATAGTGGAAGGCATTCGCAATGCCCTCCCGTATATGCGCTTCCAACACCTCATCATACGTGCCGGTATCTTCATAAAGACCATCCGCGCCAAGCTTGGGCGCGAAAGTTATCGTGACGAGTTGCGAAGTTGACGCGGTGCGCGAACGTCCGAGATTTTCTAGCATTGTCGTACCTTACTTACGGCCCAGTTTCGCGAGCATATTCTTTGGCTTATCGTCTTCATCGTGGTCGTTCGCGCCAATATCGGGATATTTTGAATGAACCTTCGCACGGACCTTCGACTTTTCCTCGGGCGATCCGAATTGACCGATACGTGAGAGAGCATTTCTGGCGTGACTCTCGTCCTCCACCGGATAGCGACGACCGGGAAGGGCGAAGTCTTTATCGTCAATCGCATTGCGGGATTTCGTATCAAGTTTCATCCGTTATTTCCTTCCTAGTTTCGACAATATATTCTTGCGCTCGGGGAGATTTTTCTCAGGCGTGGCAGCGAAATCGTGCAGAGTCTTATGCCCCAGCTTCGCTAAGCCTTTATTCTCACTGTGCAACTTCCCCGGCTCATGTTCGGCAATTGCGAACAGTTTTCTTTGCGCTTCCGATACCGCTGGCACCACTCACCTCACTAAATTTATTTTACCCGCTCCCAAATATCGACTTCGCGGCTTCTTGCGCTGGGTCTGGTATCGGCTGTGTCATAACCTGTTTCTGCCGCGCTTGTGTCGCCGCAGCTTGATTCGGCCCGTTTCCTGTCGTACCCTTCGGCGTCCGACTCCCCACTTGATTCCCCACCCGCCCCGACCCATTTGGAGACTGTTGCGCACTTGCGCCACCTTGCTGCGCCGCCTGTATCACCTGGCTCGCACCACCCAACGCGGCCTGTGCATCCGCTCCTGTAATATCGGTCGCTCCTGGCGCATCAGGGTTGACTTGCATCTCTGCCAACAACGCACGCTTCTGTCCCTCCTCCACAAAATGCGCCTGTATGTGCTCCAACATCGGCTGTTGTAGCTGTGGCGGCAACGCGCGAAACTCCTGTGTTGTGCCCAGCTTGATATGCTCCTTAATGTGAATCATTGAATTATCAACCATCGGTATCATCTGGGGTAACTTAGGCGCGCCTGTCTGAATCGACTTCATATACTCATCGTTCTCGCGCTGCGCCACCTTCGTATGATCGTTCACATCGCCCTGCATTTTTAAGAATCCGAACACTCGTAATACTTCATACTTCTGTTCGGGGTCTTGCGGATTAATAACGCCGCCCTGAATGAGTTGCGTAATCATCGCGTGCGTGGTGGCTTCAGACTTGGGAAATAGCGCCTCATAATCAATCTCCATCGTAATTGCGCCCACTAAATCGGACGCCATAAACGACTGGACTTCCCACGCCGTATTTTTACCAGTCGCTACATTGATACGACGATCGCCCCAGTGCTTTCTCGCCAGCTCCAACATCATCTCATCAAGCTGCAACCACATCTTCGCCCATTCGCGGGTAGCTGGTGAGAGTGCGCGCTTACTACGCTGATCGAGTAAATTCAACGCGCTAGCGGCGTCTACCCCAGCCGGCGCTTGGCCCCCAGCAAGAAAATATGTGAGTGATACTCGTTCAATCTGATCGTCAAGATATTTTAGAAACTCAATGTAATACTGAAGATATTGAAGTTGCGGCACTAATCTCTCGGGCTTCGCAACCGCCGTACCTCCCAACACCATCGGGTTATACGTCATTACTTGGCCGCCTTCGCCGGTGAAGTTATCAACGCCCGATCCCTTGGGATTCATCCACAGTGAATTGACCATCCGCTTATATTCAGTATCAAGCGCACGTTCCACACGATTGCGAAAATACTGTAACGGCACCACATCATCAAGCGGAGTCTTCCCCCACATCCGCCCGCATAATGTCTCGGCGCGACCATGCACGAGCGGGAGAAATTTCTTACCCTTCTTCACACCCGCGCCATATTCAGAATCTAACGGCACTATTTGTGTAACGTTCGACGCTTCCTTGCCAATTCGTACCACGCAAAGTCCCTGCGGAAACTGCGCGTTCGGCAGCATATAAAGCTCATATGCGGTAACTTTCGGCACTTTCTGCGAACCCTGATTCGTGCTTCCTAACCCGCCAAAACCTCCTTGCGGATTGAATTGCTCGTTAAGCGCCGCAATCACATCAAGGTAGTGTTGCGAAAGCGTGTTACCGGTATCGACATTATCCTCCTCGCCACCCTTATAACCCAGCGTCTCCTGTGCGTAAGATAAATCGTACCGTCTCACACGGATAAACCAGTTCCAATCTCGCACGTCACGAATCCGCAAATCACCACGTATTTCGAACGGCGAAAGCACATCCGCGCATAGTGCGCCGATTGGAAGAAGATCTACTTCTTCGGACGGACCGAGCGGTGAGGCTACGCCCTGCGCGGCACAAGTTGGGCAGTTTGGCGCGGGAGGAGACGCGGCTTGCTCGTCCTGTTCATCCTCAACACCCGGTTCTTCAACTTCACTTGTGCTAAACGTCTCCTTACACGTCGGACACTCTAACTTTGGAACTTCCGTAGTGCCATGCCGCTCATCATACGAATAATACGGGTGCATAAATACATTACCCGTGGCCCAGAACCAACTTCCCGCTTCATTTTCCTTATAATCGAGTTTTGCTTCGGCGTAAATTACCTCGCGTACGCGCTCCGCCACCTCCGCCGTGCCACGCGCCTTATCATCATCGGTCGCGGGGGAGTGTTTGATCGGTACGCGGCCCGTCATTAATGCGGAGAGAAGTTGCGAGTGTTTCTCAGCGATTTTATTCGTATAGACGCGAGAGTAATATCGGGGCATCGGGCGCACTTTTACCTGGCCCTGCAACTTCACAATATCGTGCGCGCCCGCGAGTAAACATAAATTTCGAAACCACCCCCACTCGAAAGACGTGCGAGTCGCAGCGTTGACTTTCAAATACTTGTCAATTAAATCCGACGCGGCTTTCTTATTGTCCTTCGAAAGTTCATACGGGTCGGGTGCGGGAGGTTTGACCGTGCTGCCAGAAATCCCCGGCACGCCGCTATCCGCACCGCCTACTCCACCGCTCAACGCCCCAAGCGCCGCACTCATCATATCCGCCATCACTTACCCCCAAGGGCCGCTACGGCATCCGGCGCAATCCGCACCATATCGTTCTCATCGATAAAATCACTCCCATCCCCATCCGACATCGCCACGTTCATCTGCTCGAACATTTCCCGCGCCGCTTTTTGCATATCGACCGTACCAGCACGATTCTCAACGTGTGAAACCGGCGCACGCCCACCCTCCACTAAAACCTGATCCACCAGCGCATCAGCACGGCGCTGCTCACGCTCAAACATCCCCTGCCAGTGCTCGATTTGCGCGAGCCACGAGTCGTATTCGCGCTGGGAGACCTGTAAGAACACTTCTTTACGTGGTCTTCCCCGCTTGGTGCGATTTTTACCCAATTTTGCCGATTTTTTCGCCATAATTCGAAACTCGCTACTAGATATATTTTATCGCAGTAAAAACGCGCTAATCATAATACGGCACCTCTGCGTACTGTCTCGCGCCCCCACCATCGTCAAAATCGCAAAACATCTCCGCCGTGCCACGCCCCTCCTGCCGCGCTTTAATTTGCGCGATAAGACGTTGTTCCTCTAGCATTTCCCGTGCTGCGAGGGGTGACACCTTGCGCATCTCCACAATACGGGGGTCTTCCGTCGCGGCCAACTCCCTTGCCTCGGGCCGGGTGGCCACGATATACTGCGCACAATCCACCGAATCGTAGCGTTCCGTCTTCGTTTTCTTAATCTGATTAACGCGCTTATCGTCCCACACCACCGAGTCGTGTTCTTTACGGAAGGTTGTACAGGCGCTATACACGAATAAACGCGGCGTGCCATCGCGCTCGCACCTCGCCGCGTGTTCAGGATCGTAATCGTGTAACCATTGTGGCGCGCGCCGGCCTTTCACACAATGCAAATACCCCGAAACGCGCTGGATATTCGTAATCACGCCCTTCCACGCCGGTCGCGTATAGATTCCAAATTCAGCAAGATCGGCGCTTGCGACTTTATTCTCCGGGTCAATTATAAACGTCGTCCGGGGATCGTCCCACGGCATATTCGCCTTAATCCACATCGCCACATCCGTTACGAGCGGCGTTGCCTTATCAAACTCCCCTGCCACGATTAAATTCTTCGCATTATCAACGTACACCTTCAACACCGACCACGCGCACGCCCCGCCCACATCAATCCCGCCAATACACTCCCACCCGTCCGGTATGCGCGGCAGAGGCTCAATATTATGTACCGAGGTTTCAGAAAATTCTTTATAAACTTTCCCAGTAAAATCGGCAAAGCTCGCATGTACATAACGGTCCACAAATTCCTGCGTGGAATTCGCGATTACGTTATCGTAAAATGCATCGTCTACGAAACCGCCATTGGAAACGCGATTTTCTTCGGAATCAACGTGTATCCCGATTCGGTTCCCCTTCACATACGTGCGGAAATACACACCGCGCCGGGGATCAAGCGCCTTCCAATTCGGGAAAAAATCCTGCTGAATCCAATCTCGCCCCGCAGGGTTAGCATTGCCAAGCGCGAACCGCACCTTCGCCCGTGTATTGCGCAACCGACCGCAAAGCGCCATCCACTCTTCGCGGGATATTTCCTCCGCCTGCTCAACAAGAAACGCGCCCAAGTTATGTCCCGTGATACGTGTCTTAGTGCCTTTCTGTGCTGCGTCTCGAATATGCTGGAAGTATAAGATACTGCCGTTCACGAAATGCACGATCATATTTGAACGATCGCGATTACGAATCTTCCGCACCCACCCCGGAGGACATTGCTTAAAAAACTCCGGTATCACGGTCTTCTCAAGATCCGCGCCGTGCAAGCGGCAGATCATACATTCGTTGCCGGGGAATAGCGCGGAGAGGTAGAGAATCTTCTGAATACCCGACCAAGACTTACCGCTCGCCCATCCTCCCACCACCATCTGCTGATAAACGTTATATTGCTTATCGCACTGGCCAGGTCGAGGAAAGTCGAGGAAGACGCTTTGAGAGCCGGTGAGTTTTAATTTGGAAGACGTTGCGGGCATCTAGCTCTATTTTATCGCGAGGTGGTGTGGGGAAATGAAAAAGGGCCGCGTTTCAAACGGCCCTTCTTCTACACACTCTTTTGGGTGGCGTGTCTTAATTCCCGATGCAGATAACACTCACCGTATCCGTCGCACCGCCACCCGGATTAGTGATGGTGATCGTAGAAGCGGAGGTGTTGGCGATTTTGATCGTCGCGGCAGTGCCGGTGGATGTAGTTCCGTTACACGCGAAGGAGGTGGTAGAGGTAAAGGCGGGGGAGAGTCCGGTTGCCAGCGAGGAGTTACCGGACAACGTGAATAGCCCGTAGAAAATATGCGCCGTGCCGTTGGTATTCGTATTGGCACACGCACCAGCCGCAGCCACCGCACCGCAGTTAATCACAACCGGCATTCCACCCGTAGTGTCGGGGAGCTGCGCAGTCACGCTGCCCAACGCGCCGGTGGGCGGGGCGAGGGTAATAGTGCCAGAGGTGGCGTTGTTGAAAATTGCCTGTCCCACGGCTGAGCCAGCCGTGCCTAACGTCAACGAGGCGGTCGGAGTAATTGTCACCGCTCCGGAGAAGGAGTTAGACGATCCACCAAACGTACCCACGCCAGTTGTCGTCTTAAACGTTCCCGAGCTAGCGGAAAGATCAAAGTTATTCGCGCCAGCCGACGCAGCCACCGCAGTAGCTTGGAAGGTAAAGGTGCCGGTGCTAGGCTTAAACGCGCCAGTCGAGCCGCTAAAATCGTTGGCAGCCGAGCCAGACGCAGTAAGTCCCGTCGCGATAACGGGCGAAGTCAGAGTCTTATTCGTCAACGTATCGGTCGTGGCCTTACCTACCAACGTGTCGGTCGCATCGGGGAAGGTCAGCGTGCGATTGACAGTGGAGCTATCCGCGAGGGTGAGAGTTGTCGCGGTCGTGGCGCCAGAGCTTTGAAATACGATAACTTTTGTGTTATCGGTGCCATCCACCACCTTAAATACGCTCGCCACAGTCTTCGTCGCGTCTGCGGGGATGATGAAGTTATAGTTAAAAAATCCCCCACCTACGTTCGAAGTATTAAACTGAATCGTATACGGGCCGGCTGGGGCGCAGATTTGCAACGCGGAACCGGACTGAGGAACGTTCGCGGGTTGTGTCACGGTCGTCGCAAGCGTGGAGTCGGTTGAGATAGGCGTGGTTGTGACGGGTGTGCCGCTAGCATTGATACCGCTCGCCACCCGATACACGTTCGTCGCATTAGGCTGGTTCTGATACTCGCCAGGGAGTGGGAAGAATATACAGCTACCTTGTGCATGACCGAACGTTGTCGCGCCGAACAACCCGGCAACGATCAGGAGAAACTTGCTGAGAAAATTTTTCATGAAATTCGAATTCCTTTCGGGCATTAAACCCTGCGACCGTCGCCGCGTGAAGTATTTCGTCTCTTTTATTTTATCGCAGTGATGTTGGAGGTCTTACGGCGCACTAAACTCACAACGACGGAATCTGCGGCACGCCTTTTTGCCTCAACACCCCACCACCCGCGAGACCCTGTAAGCCAGGTATACCAGACTGATTCACATCGAACTGCGGGGGGTTAAAAGCCGCGTTAACTTGATCTTGCGCTGAACCACCAGTTAACGATGGCGCGGGCGGCGCACCCAACGGCGGCATCACACCCGGCGCACCCTCGGGCGGTTTTTGTAACGGAGGCATAATGCCAGACGCGGTAGTTGCGCCGCCACCACCACTCAACGCCGGCAGCCCCATAAGATTCGGGCCGGGTAAAGTCAACCCACCACCACTTCCTAACCCACCCAAAATATTTCCCCCTCCTTCATCACCCGTGGGAGGCTTTGGCGCACCCGCTCCAACTCCCAACGTTCCCTGCGCACCCCCACCACCTCGCGGCCTAAAACTATTCTTCGTCATCACCGTCACCGTCCTCGTTAAAATTTTCCTCCCCGCCAACCAACCCCCACCCGCTCATATCCACACTCGCCCCAATCGGGAGAGGCTGGGGTTTGACCTCCTCGACCTTCTCCGTCACATAGCCTTTCGCGAGTACCGTGGCAGCTTTATCGGCCTTACGCTGGTTAATCTCAGCCAGCCGCGCCTCGGTCTGAAAATCCCGCCTTCTCTCCCCATCCTTCTCTACCCAAATCTCCTCAACCTCCGCGCCTTCCAACCATCCCCACATTATCCGCCCAAACTTCTCCTTCAACTCGGGATCTTGGTCCCAAGTTAATTTCAATTTCGCGGCAGCTTTCTCTTCGCTAGCCTCGCCCGACTTTGTGCGCTCCAATTCCTTCGCAAGCTGCTCCGCTTTCCGACCGGCACGATAACATGGGCGGCACTTACCGTTCGCATAGTGCGAACGGTCGGGATGCTCGCAATCCGTCGCATAGACGACATTTTTAAGTGTTTCGATAAGAGCAGTACCGGGCATTATAAAACGGCGCGAAGCGTGGCCTAACACTATTTTATCAGCGGGAGGTTTTTAGTCGGGGAGGGTTTCGATTGTACCGCCCAGCGTGGCGATCCACCGCTCTAAATTACGCCGGGGCTGTCCGCGAAATTTCCACAACAACGGCGCGGTCTTACGAATCGTACCGTGCGAGTCCACGAATGCGCCGCAGCAGAAGTTTTTAGTGGTAATACGTAGTAGTGTCAAGTTTTGCGACATAAAAATCGAGGCGACTTTTTCTCATCATCCCTAAAGACCTAAGAGAAATTTACCGACGCCATACCGGACTTTGGCCATATCGCCGTTGGCCTATTTTAACGAGATAGGCAAGTGCTCGTTAAAAAACTTGGTAGACGTTACGGAGTCGAACCGCTCTCCACCCTCCATCGGGCGTGTGCTTCCGTTACACTAAACGTCCCGCCCGACACACTCCCGAGGGTTCATAGTCGGGCGTTTCTTTTAAAAATTTAAAGGAGCTTCACTATGCGCATAGCGTGTTAAGCTGTGAACAGGCCCGACAGTATTTCTACGAATCGCGTCACTACCGCTACTCCTTATTGAAACACTCAAGCTTTTACCGTCTCCTCTCAGTAACTTAAACTACGAAAACTTGTGGGCGGGAACGTCACCGCTCAACCGCCCACTCTGCTCGCGGGGAGAGATGCCGCGAACTTATCCTGGCGCGTCGTAAGTAAAACGGGCCGGTGTTAGTTTAGATGCCAGTTAAACGGGAGGGTTATCTTTCATCGTCCGTTTCGATTATCTCTAAATAATTCACCTTCGCCCACGGCACAACCACCGTTTTATCGTCCTCGCGGTGGACAAAAAATCCCGTCTTTACCATCCGATCGATCACCGCTAACGCAGCCTCGCGCGACTCAATCCCCTCACTCACCTCCGTCACCATCGCATCATCATGCCGCACGCCATGCCAAATTCTCAAAATCACCATATTTCCCTCGCCATTCTCCTCGCAGGTTCCAAACCGCCTTGTAAGAATAACAATGCGACGAATAAACCCACCACGGTGTATACGGGCACGAACCACAACAAACGCCATGCGATAACATGTGGCGCGACCAGGCCGCTCTCGCGATACTTCAACTCCCACCACTCGCGACCGGCGAGGGACCACCAGAGGATATAGAAAACCACTGCCCAAATCGCGGCTATCGCATAATAAAACGCCATCACGCACCATCCTGTTCGTGGTTGTTACCGACCGCGCGATCTTCGACTTCTGACGATCCCGGCGTAAGTAACGAATCTGACATTTCATGAAACTGTGAATCTCCCGTAGCATCGGGCACAGTTATACCATCCATGCGCTTCCTCCACAACTCGGGAAATCTCGCTCGCGCAAGGTCAGAAAAACTCACATCCCTCCCCACCGCCATTCGTATCGGTTGTAAAGGTGCGCCGAACGTTAATAACTCCAAATAAATATCCCCGCCGCCCGCCACCATATCGCGCTGCACATCCGTCAACGTCCACCGCGATAGCACCGCACCCTCCGCAGTATTTGTGCGCAACACTCGCAGCGGATTATACTGTGGTTGATCCGCCGCATACACGACCTCCAACTCCTCCGCGCCCTCCACCACCGGGCCGTCGTAAGATTTCATAAAATCGAAGCTCATTTTATTTTCGTCTCCTTTTTCACCGATACGCGAAATTGCGCCGGCACAGTCTTAGCATAGCATTTCTCGCACAAATTCCCCACGCCGCTCCCCTCATACTTCCCTCCGCACGCCTTGCACGTTTCTAACGCGATGCGTGGCACGTTATTTCACCCTTCCAAGTTTCTCAGACAGCGCCAAGTACTTCGCCAGCTTCTCGCGTTTCGCAAGATAATGCACGACCATCTCTTCTTCGGAAGGGCGGGGCAAATCGTACTCACTCTCCAGAATCTCAACAATCGAAAGCAGATCGTTTAGCTCACCGCGAAGCCGTTGTAGGTTATTCTCTCCCTGCCCCTCCTGCACCTCGTCCGGCCCAAACTGCAACAGCTTCGACGCGCGCTGCGCCACCTCCGCGCACTCCTCCGCGAGCTTTAAGAAGTAAAATTCCTCGTGTGTCATTTTCTCTCCTCGACCGACCGACTTGCACATTCTACACAACGGGCGGGCCGGTGTCAAGCGCCGCGAGATAGGATTCGATGAAAATTTGCGCCTGCGGGGCACAGAGAGAATTCCCATACCCCCTCAATCTCCCGACCCTTGCTTTGCCTTTCTCAATGAGCGGCCCGATGATCCACGCTTCTTCTCCAGTTTCACCCGTAACGCAGTGATATCCCAAATCTCTGGCAGTCCCTGAAGCCAGCGGCTCAACGCTGGATTCAACTGTCCTCGGAATGACGCGTTCGACTGGCCGGTACTTTCCGTCTCTGCATGGGAGCCAGAGGGGGTCGGACCAGGGGTTGTCAATCGAGCATCTTGCATCAGCGACTTGTTCTTCTCTCCCTGCCCGCTCCGCTCGGATGCGCTCGGAGTCGTCCAATTCGCTAGTTGCGCTAAGAAGTCGTTGTCCACTTGTCTTTTCTTGCCGTCCGTAGTCTGGCCAGTTGCCGTCATCGTTCCGCCCTTGGGTTTGCGGCCGCCGTTCGGGACCACTGGCGTCATCCACCCGGCCAGCGTCGCTTCCGCACTCAACGGCTTGCCTCTCGGATGACTGAACCTCTTCTCGTTGAATTCGTCCGTGGCGCTCTCGCTCTTGAAGTCGCGCTGGGCTGGAGTCGCCCAACTTGTCATCGCCGCCTGTTGCGTCAACGGCACTCCCGTATCCCATTCCCTCGGTGGCTGTCCTCCCAGGCTGTGGTCTTGGGCTGTGGGGCTGCACCAACTGGCCAGTGTCGCCGCATCGTCCAGATTCAATTGATGACCCTGCGCCCGCCGCTCCATCGCTTTCTCTGGACTCGATTGGAGTCCGCCCCGGTTCGGCGGTAAGGCGTTCGGAGTGGGCCAGCCGGATAGTTCCGCAGCCGTTTGCAGGTCTACTTTGTCGCCCGTCCTGCTCGGCCCGCTGGCCTTGTGATTCTGTACCTTGGTCGTGAGCCACGAAGTACAGCCTCTCCCTCTTGTGCCACGCGCCGACGCTGCAAGCCGGAAAAACTTCCTTCCAGAAGGCGTAACCGATTCCTTCCAAGTCATTTTCCACAAGATCGCTCCAGCCGAATCCGACAGCTTTGCTAACCTGCTCGCCAAAAACGCATGGCACCTTGTCGCGAAGTCCGCTGATAATGTGGAAGGCTGCCGGCCATAGGTGTCGCTCGTCAGTAAACCCTGCTCCTTTGCCTGCCGCGCTGTAAGGTTGGCAAGGACAGGAGACGGTGAGGACGGGTCGATCGTCTGACCAACCTTCGCATCGCAAGGCATAGCTCCAGCACCCGATTCCAGCAAAGAGGTGCCATTGTGTGTAGTCTCGCAACTCATCGGGTCTGACATCTTGAATATCTCGCTCATCCACATCTCCTTTTGCAATTACACCCTCTTTGATAAGCTCGCTCAACCACGCCGCCGCGAAGGGATCGTTTTCGTTATACCATACGCCTTTACTCACTCCGTCACCACCAATCTCACCGCCGTTGACATCATCAACGTCTCTTGCGCACTTCTCTGCGCCGAGTCCGCGATGGATTGCAACGCGCCAAGATACGTGTCGAGCATCACTTCCATCGTGAGCCTCAATACATGGTGGCGTTGGTATGGATCTAGCGCCTCTAACCCCGGCCCCAGCACCTCCAACCAAATCGCCATAGACCGACAAATATTATTCTTCGCAACTGGTGTAACGGTAATTATCTCCGACCACTTCGGGGGTTTATAAATCATCGTCTCTCTCCTCCCACACCCTCTTCGCAATTTCGACATCCGAAAAGCGTCGTCTTACATCTTCCAGCAACTTGCGCTCGTCGGTATGCTTGGGCCTCTTACGCCGCCTATCCTGACACGTCCCGCACCGCCGCCGACCCCGATACACAATCGTATTCGCCTCTGTGAATTCATGCCCGTGAATACAATGCGTCTTACGAGCATTCTGCGCAAACGGTGAATTACCCTCCTTCGACGCCGCGCCAGCCCTCCGCACGGTCAAATGCGCCGGATTCACGCACGCCACGTTTTTACACGTTTGAGCGACGTAGTGCATCGGTGGTATCTCACCACACACGAAATATAAATACGCCAACTTATGCGCCTTCTGCTGCCGCACCCCATCACTCATCAACCCTTGCCCGCGTTTATTCCGCGTCCCCTGCCACACCCAACACCCCGTCGCCTCATCCACCGCATACTTCTGCTCAAAACGGCGCTTGAACGTTTCGAGATCAAGCGGGCGGTACTGGGCGACTTTCCAATATTGCGGGGACATAAATACCACGGTAGCATAGTGTAAATATGTGCGTCAAGGTAATTTTCGTGACGGAATTTGTCATTTTGACAAATCGTAAAGAAATGTAAGTGCTAGACACTACGAAATCTTAAAATCTACTAATCCGCACAGGATTTCACACTGAAGACATAATACACGTAAGAGAAGAAAAGAGAAATAAAGTGTTTGTTTATATAATATTGCTATGCTTGACGATATAACTCCTCAGTGTGATTTCCTGCGGTTAAGTATTGTAAAGTTTAATAAAAGTCGTAGTATTTTCGAGCGGTCTTTACAAAGCTTTACGAAGGGAATTTTGAGTATCACCGCCTTAACCTAACTTTACACTTCTACACATAACTAAACTAACGTATTTCCTTCGCTAAAATCGTGCGGAGCCTGCGCGAGAAATAATACATGTAGCCGTCATATAGCCCCCACCGATAGCACTACTACTCCTAGCCATTAGCCACGCGGGTAGCCAGGTTTAGCCGCTATTTATTTTCAACGAGTTAGAAAATTGGGCTAGGCGCGACCGCTTTATGACACGTTGGTTGACTCGACATTCTACTTAATAATCTTAACTAACCACCCTCCAAAACTTACCGCTCCCGCGCAACTAACTTAGACTCTTCCCCCAAAAACCACCCCCGCGTTGCGCGACCTCCCCCCGCCATGCCGACCTGGTTAGGGGCGCCAGGAAAATTGCGCCGGCCAAACCAGATCGGGGGAGCAGGGAGTGATGGCGTAAGTGACTGAGACGCGGGGAGTTGCGCGGGGCGGTTAGCTCGAACCTGGCTCGAACGGTCGAACGGTCTCGCGCATCACCGACGGACCTGACGGACCTGAAGTTTGTCATTTTGACAAGCTTAGCAAGTTAATTAACCGTTCAGTTAGTAGCGACACTACTAACTAACTAGTACTACCGAACGAGCGTTCGGTTAGTTTGGGAAATGCGCGAGTGTGTGAAAAATACATAGTATATTTCTCAACAACTTACACGCGCAAAATTCATGGAAATACTTTCTTTCACTAGCGTTACGATTTCCCTTGACAGGATTTTGGTGTTGTGCGATAGTATGGTTAGTTAGTTAGTTAGTTAGCTGGATAATCAGAGGAGTTAGAAGAGAGACCACTATGATTCATGAAGATATTGTTAACTGTGAGAATTGCGGTGCGGAGATTACGCACGTCGTATGCAGTGCTAATGTGCCGACACACAATGAGAATCCCGATTATTATCTGTGTAACTCTTGCGCGGAGGAGACTGGCAATGACTAACACGCAGAAATACGAAGTAATCGAATCGCGAGTTTGGCAGAGTGCGTCCGGGCGCAAGGTGAGTATATACGGGGCATTGCCGTGGCGTAGCGAGGCAGAACGTCTCGCAGACGGCTGGCAGATAGTCTCGCAAGGCTGGACCGTGCGCAATCCTCACACTGGCGAGGTGGGTATTTGTCGCGTTCCGTGGAAGACACGCGAAGAGGCACAAGAGTGGGCAGATGGTCATGTGCCGTCAACACGTTCGATGTACGACTAGTTTTTCGAGTGATTTCAAAGGAGAATCAAATGGCTAAAAATATCGAGTGTAAATGCACGTATAATTTCACTTGCGGGTATTGCCTAGCGAACCGCAAGCCATATTTTTACACCCTTAGCAATGGATCGGCTATTTACGAGATGCCGGCGCAAAGTACGATGAGCAACGGCCAGAGTTGCGCCCGGTAACGTTGCGCGAGTGGCGGGAATCGCGTAGGTCAGAGCCGTTTTTCGTGGTTAATGCAAGTTACACGCCAGAGAGTTAGAGGAGAGAAATTTTATGTCAACACACGAGCAGCTTGAACACTTGCAAACTGACCAAATCTTCACCTCGAATGATTTACAGTTCGCGCTAGATCCCGCGACAGATTATGATGAAACGGGATTTTTCTTAACCTGCCGCAATTTCCTAGCGCAAGTTTGCATGAGAATTATGGTCGCGGAGGAAATAGCGAAATGACAATCATCAAATACACTCCCGACCTTGTAATTCGCAACGTCGATCAGCTCCCGAAAGGTGGGGGTTGTAAGTATCTGGAAGTCGTGCCGGCGCGTGACGGTGCATATATTGCGAAACAGTGGCGGAGGAAAATTCCTGCTGTGATTGAGTTTGATAGTTTGTTTATTGAGTTTTAGCGGAGGAGAGGAAATATATGTCACACGAGTGCAAACCATATCGAGTTCCACAAAATTACGCCGGCTTGACTTGGGAAGGCTGGCATAGCGCGGGGTTTGGACGGTCACGAGATAGCGACGTGTTAGAGGAGAGTAACTTTCAAGTCGCATCGGCGGCATTGTTAAAACTTGCCGAAGATGCGCCGCGTCATGAATTGTCGGTTGAGATGCTTGAGCAGCTAGATGATTGCTTGAGCGTTCAGATTGTGTGCGAAAATCACTGGGCGGTTGGTTGGGTAGAGTGGATTGCTATACACGATTCCAACGTGGCGGCAATTGAACTGGCGAAGGAACTGTGTGAACGCGCGAATAGCTACCCGATTTTGAACGAATCGCATTTTTCCAACCTCGAATATGAACGCGCGATGGAGTTTTGGAGCGGTCTTTCGTTATCTGACAAGGTCGATATGTGCCGCGATTGTGGCGTGTCGATCTTTGCAGCGAGACGTAACAGTGCCTTGCCGGATAGGCTTTGGGAGAGTTTGGTCGCGTAATTTTGAGGAGAGAACCATGCCGCTATTCAAAGTGGTCTACTGGCGCAAGCGTACCCAGGTACAGCTCGAAAGCCCAATTTTCCCCGCACGTGGTTACGCGGTGGCCTTTGCGGAGAAAGTTAAGAACGTCTCGTGCGTGGTCACGATCTTGCGCGATTCGCAAGGCGAGGACCATAAGGATAACGCGGGAGTATTTTTGCTCGATACGATAGTGAAGTGAAGAATGGTAAGATGCACAACACAGATACACGCACGGCATTTTGTGATTTTGTCGATTCGCTTTCGAAGTGTGGGCAGATCAGCTCGGAGCTTGCCGGGAAAGTGACGCTATAAAACTTGGCTAGCACCCTACTGCTGGATTGAAAAACGAGGTAACGCTTATGACACTCAGAGAGTTAGAAGCAATTGTTCCGAATGGAACAGCGGATTCCTACGCATGGCCGGGTGGATACCCGATTTATTATGTTTGTAACGATGGAGAGGTGCTCTGCCCGTCCTGCGTGACTAAGGAATATGTTCAAATCAAAGAATCCACCCTTACAGGATCACACGACGGTTGGGAACTTGCTGGGCGCGATATCAATTGGGAAGATCCTGATCTTTATTGCGCGCATTGCAATAAACGCATCGAATCGGCCTATGCGGAGGTGTCCGATGAAAAATAATATTGGCCGTTCTCGCAAAGCCGCGATTAAGAAACAATCACGCAAAGCGCACCGTGTCGTGGTGCGGGATGCGCAAGTACAATTCTTCTACGATCACGCGGGGTATTCGTGGAAGCCCAGTGCCGAAACGCGTGAACAAGGTCGGAAGAGATGCGCGGAGATGCTGGCGAAAGCAGAGAGATACGCGGCAGATAACTCGCTCATTTACGAATGGCAAATGGGGGCACGAGTCGCTGTGTTGCTTGTTGTGGGATGCCCAGCAAAGTAAAGTACTGGCGTCGCTGGGGAGTATTTGTGAACCAGACGCGAATTACCGGAGGGTGGTAGAAGCAGAGCTGGTATTGGAAGTGATGCCGGTAGATGTGCGGGAGTAGTTTGAGTTTTCAAAAACAACGTGAGTCCGCCAAAGGAGGCGAGTGACCATGACAAGTAAAAATGACAAGAAACAAGAGAGTATTAACGAGCTGCGCAAGATCGTACAACCTGGCGACACCGTGTATACGAAAATGATCCACGTCTCGCGGAGTGGTATGTCGCGGGTGTTAGACGTGTACCTGATTAAAGATAACACTCCGCTACGGATCACTCGGCGCGTGGCGGAAGCCATTGGCGCAAGGTATTCGCGCAAGCATGAAGGAGTGGTCATGGGTGGGTGCGGGATGGATATGGGTTTTCAGGCCGTGTACTTGCTCGGGCGAGTGTTGTTTCCAGATTTCCGTTGCTTGGGCGAGAACTGCCCGAGTAATGATCATCGCAATTACCGGCGCACGGTGCGGTGCGAGGGTACGCGCGTGTACAATCCCAATGGTCCCAATACCGGATCATCGTGTTTTTGGGACAGGGAGCTTCGGACGCATGTTGTATATGAACAAGAGTCGATTGATTCCGGGGAAGATAAAAAACGCCAATGCCCAACGTGCAAGGGCAAAGGCGGATGGCCAAATCCCAAGTTGGATGTGCAGAAGGGTGAGCCGCATAGCGATGGCGGGTATGCGTTAGTGCAGAAATGGCTGTGTTAAAAATTCAAAAATAGGAGATTTTTACCATGACAACCACAATGAAAACTTTACAACTGGACGCGGAGGAGCGGGCGACGGTGTTAGCGGCATTACGAATGTGGCAGAGCCGCTACGAAGATGTGGACGCGGACACGATACGTGCGATCTGGCCCATGCACTTCCAAGATGTGGCTCCGTTGGGCACGGAAGATATTGATAGTCTTTGCGAGAAATTAAACGCGGCGTAGTATCCCCATTCCTACTCTCTGACTCAGAATTTTTGTGCGGTGAGAGAGTAGCGCGGGACGTTGCGCGCCAGTATGTGAGGTGCTGGCAGAAGCGTGTTTATATGATGCGCCAGAGGTGTTGGAGGTGCGGGTATGGGATGTTGAGGTCAATGCAGAGGATAATCCTTTTAAAATAACCGCGAGTGTAACAAGAGGCGCGCAAGATGGGCATAAGGGTCTTCACGGCGCGAGCGATGAAGCAACAAGCTTTACCAACGAAGAAAAGGGGTTTTTGAGAAGTATGATTACTAAAAAGGAGGAGAGGTGAAAATTTCAACGGTTGCTGATATAGAACGTTTTAAGAAATACGCGCAGCAGATTAAAAATGCATCTGCGCGCGATTTGAAAAGGATAATTAAGGTCATTGAGAAAGATCTATCAATTTCTGTCTATCAGGCGAATGAACTTTTAACGCTGGAACAACGGCGGGAGGTTGAGCTATTGATGTCAGAGATTAACAAGAAGAAACGCAGGAAAATATGATCACCAAAAATACTCTCCTCGCGCAAATTTCCTACTTGAATATCCGGCACGAGCTAGTGTTACGTCTTACGCCACAACACGCCCCAGTTGCCAAAGCCGAGCAGGATTATTTCAAGTGTGCGAGTTGCGGGCACGAGCGCCGGGAGCACAAGATCGTGCGCGAGGGTGGGAGAGGCGCGAGTTGGGGCAGGGTGTGCGGGTGCGGGTGCAAGCATTGGTGCGTGGATTTGAAGTTACACGCCGCCAAGCCGCGCCGCCAGTCGTGGGTTGTGTGGTCCCGGCATGTGACGCATGGGGAGAGGTGCGCGGCGCGTGTATACGAAAGCGCGACATGTTCGTGCCGGTTGGAGGATGTGACGTTGCTTACTGATGCCAACACGACGGAGGTGTGGTATTTTCTCAGTGGTATGACACGTGCGTTGGATGTGGCGCACCCGAACGGCGCGAGGAAGTTTGTCGGTAGTATAAATTCGAAAGGAGAAATAAAATGAAGAGGATATCTTTAAAATCGGGTGTTTTACATATCGAGACACCGCTAGGTATTGTAAATATCACTGTTGGTTTACGCGATGAACGTGGTGCAAGAGTCGAATCAATTAGCACTATTCCAAATAATTATGCCGGGGAATGTAAAGTATCTCTGGACGGCTATTCAAATACACGTTTTATTGAACAAACCGATGCTGAATTTGAGGCGACTCACAAACGAGGTGCGAAATGAAAACGAGAACAAAAATCATTATTATCCTCCTGGCGCTAGCCGTATACTTTTCGCTGTGCGCCACGCTATCGGGGAAAGTCAACCGCGCGACGGTCGTGTGGGGTGCGCATAGTAGGGGGAGGCGGTGACGGTATGACAAAACAATTCACATGTGAAAATTGCGGTTTAGCTACCGTGCCGTATATATCGCCTTATACATCGGTAGACCATAATAAGGTTTACTGGTTCCACGTAAAACCTAATGGTATGTGCGCTGAAGCGAGAGGTGATTGGAATGTTACTTTTAAAAGTGGTGAGCACGCCGGGAGATAAGTTGCGCACGTTTCGCGCCAAGTTTGGCACGCACGTACCACTAGCCCTAGGTACTTCTCCCTAAAATCACGCGGCAGGTAAATTGCAAGGTGTGTAAATAGGAGGTTTTACCACTATGAAAAACGAACTTGTCAAATTGACCAATGTTGAGAGGCGTGCCGCGCAGGTTGAGTTGCCAAAAGATGAGGGAGGCGCGGTTGTGTTAGATCCCGCCAAGCTCCCCCCGGCGTTTGAGCTGCGCGCCACCGCGATACTCAAACGCACCTGCGATGCGATGCACAAATTTGGCCGCGCAGGGTTGGCGCTGGGCGAGGTGTTACTGGAAGCGCGCGAACTCTTCAAGCCGGTCGGGCTGTGGATGGCATTCTTGCGCCGCGTGCCTGGTTTGTCCGCAAAGACCGCCGACCGTCTCATCAAACGGTACGAGATGGCGCGGAAGGTGCTGCCCGAGTTAGTGCTTGCTGTGGCGTTGGCGGGCGGCGTGGCGCTGGCCGGCGAGTCCGAGGATGCGCCGTACGGTAAATTTACTAAAGCGGCGCGCAAGGTCGGCCCGCCACCTCGCGACGGTGGGAAAGATCCCGTGCGCGAGTTGGAACGTGCGCGGAGCTGGGTCGCGCAGGTCGTTACGGCCCGTGTGGCAGAGTTGAAGCGTATTCGGAATCGAGCGGAGAAGGTCGCGCCGGTCGAGCGGGATGCGCAGATTTTGGTCCGCAAGGCGGAGGTGCATGGCGACACACCCGACGCACAGGCCCAGTATGTGCGAGAGGTGACGTTACGAGCTATCAAGCTGCTGGGCGCTACCATCCCCACTATCGCGCTGTTGAAGAAAAGTGTTGCGGGGGTTGGGAAAGCGGCGTAGTATTTTCGTGGTGATGAGAGAGGAGAGATTTCATGCTGAGAAAATTAACCTTGAAACAAGAAATAATCGCGCCGATGCCCAGACTATACGCGGGAACGTCAAGTACATGCTCAACCGAAAGCGGTTGCGACGATGTACGAACGGATGGTTGCGTGACTTACGGGGGCACATGTCATACTTGCGAACAGAGTCGCGTGGTATGCCAGACCGATTACACTTGCAACGAGCCATATGTGGATCGAGGTGGGACGATGAAACGCGAAATTAAAACTCTTGACGATCTGGCGCGGTATTTCGATTGTTGCGCGAAAAATGCTGACGATGCATGCGATGAGTTGGAATATTATTTAGGCCGAAAGGGCGCATTTGAAGAAGGCGCCATGAAGGTTCGCGAGTTGGAGAAGTATCTGAACACACTTTACACGAAGGGGGCCACGCCTATCGACAAATAACCTACAAAACGCGCGCGGATGTTGCGAGATATTCGGGCGACGTTCATCACACGGCCCGCCGGGTTTGAGAGAGCTTGGCGGGTTAGTTTTAAGTAAGTTCAAATCTGGAAAAGGAGAGCCGCTATGACAACAAAAGAGTGGTTAGAGAAGGTTGGAGAGGTTCAAGAAGTGCTGCGTGACTTTGTGGTGAGTTGGTACCCATTCGCAAGTAGATCGTCACATCACACCACACCCATGACCATCACCGCGCCGAGGGCTGAACAGGCGTGTCAGGCTATACGGGAGGAAATTGCGCAGCGGGAGAAAGAAAACCCCGTTGAAAGATGGGATCGTGCGGTGTCGAGGGGCGATGCTGACACACTCATGTCACTTCTTAATGGCGCGTGGTTTGGCGTGCCCGAGTCCGCATCTTGCTGGTTAGTGCCGGGGTTTCGTGAGGCGGTGGATTTGTTAGATGATCTTCCGAGGGAAGAATTACGCGAATCGCCACACTCGCTTGATTGTACTTGCGGCCCGTGCGTGGATAAAAATGCGTTCGAGAAGGAGCTTTTCGAAAGCTCCGAATTGGACGTGTAAGATTAAACTTTACAAATCCGCACAGGTTTTCACCAGGATATCATATATAGTGCGAAATTCAAATTCTAAGATAAGTGGTTTGTTTTATATATAATCCTATGCAGGTCAAGGTATATATGATATCCGTGTGACTTCCTGCGGCGGTTAGAAAATTTTAAGATTTAAGCGGTGCGTTATGAATTTGCTTGACAGGTTTTTGAAGTTGTGAGAAAGTGAAAATGAAAGTGCTTGGGAGGCACAAAAATGGAAAAACTAATCGCATTTCACGGCAAACAGGAGACGAAGGATTTTTACATTGCTCGCATCCGCGCTCACCGTCTCGCGGATGAACTCATTCACGGAACGGGATGGGAGAATGGCAAAGGCTGTGCAGTCGGCTGCACGTTGCATAAGTACGACCATGCGGCCTACGAAGTAGAACTCGGAATCCCGCGAATCCTTGCACGGTTAGAAGACGGCATTTTCGAGTCACTCTCAAACGGCAAGTCTCAAGAATGGCCGGAGCGATTCTTAGGTGCGATTCAACCCAGCGCCGATCTTTCGATGGTATGGCCACAATTCGCAGTGTGGATGCTCGCCGATCCGAAACATGGCGTTTTGCAATTTGCCAAAAAGAAAAAACCGCGAAAGGCAATTCAAGATATCGCTGACAAGTATGTAGAGTGGGCCGCAACCGGAATTAATCCACTCGAATATGAAGGTTGGAACAAGTTGCGCGTAGACGCATCCGCATCCGCAGCCGCATTCGCAGACGCATCCGCATCCGCAGCCGCATCCGCAGCCGCATTCGCAGCCGCAGACGCAGCCGCAGCCGCATTCGCAGCCGCAGACGCAGCCGCAGCCGCATTCGCAGCCGCAGACGCAGCCGCAGCGAGAAAAGAATGGCGCGAGGCCCAAGCGGATAAACTAATTGAGCTAATGAGCGCCGCGCCAATAATCGAACTGTCCGCGCAGTAGAAAACACAGCGCAGCAAAAACGCGCAGTGCCTCCCAAGGTGCTGCGCGGACTTTGTAAAGCGGTGAAAAGAGTTTGTAAACGAAATATGGCCCTTACGGAGAGACTATGAAAACCCTTCTATTCGTCCTGTTGAGTTGCGTGGGTGTGTGGGCGCAACAGGTTACACCATTATGGACTGGCCCCATTACGATTGTAAGCGGTGGGCGTGTCACGATGGAGTGCGCAACGTGAGATGTGGGAAGTTGCGAGGGTGGTTTTGGAGCAAGTTAAATGAGAGCGCTTTGCCGGTAGAGTAACTCGGCTTCCGTTTTCAGCATCTATATAACATGCCCGATCTCTCCGCTGCCACGGACGTTATAGTCGCGCCTCCCATTTGTCAAATTGACAACTTCGTTATTGAAGATTTCGTTTTACCTTCCCATATACAAACCGCCCGCGAAACCTGGCGCAAGTTCTGCGCCCATGCGGAGAAATGGTTCTACCGGCCCGATCTGGAAGCGGTGGAAATTCTGTTGTCGTGCGTCATCGCGCATCGTTCCAATCAACCAGAACCCTGTTGGTGCTTTTTTGTAGGTCCGTCCGGCTCTGGGAAAACTGCACTTTTAATCAAATCTGCTAGCGCTGTGCCTAAGACCTTCGTTGAAGGCGCGTTAACTCAACACAGCTTGCTCTCGTTTTACTCCGCAGTGCCACAAGGCTTGCTTGTGGACGCAATTGCAAAAGGCGGCGACGGGATTGTAATGTTCAAGGATTTTACGACCATACTCACAATGAACGACCAAAGCCGTGCTGAAATCGTGGGGCAACTGCGCGAGGTGTACGATGGGGAGTTCAAACGTCGCACGGGTGTGGGTGAGTACCATTGGAAGGGTAAAGTTACTGTGCTTGCGGCGTGTACCCCGGCGCTGGAAAAGGCGTGGTCGGTGCAACGAGATATGGGGGAGAGGTTTCTCACGGTGCGTTGGCCCCGTTCGGGCGGTGAAGCACTGGCGGTAAAAGCCGGCGAGCAACAGGGGCACGAGGAAGAAATTGCGAAGACGACCGCAGCACTGGGGAGGGAGGTTGTATGTTCGAGGGTGGCAGCCCCCGGCGTGCGACTTTCTCTCCCCAGTTTAAATGTGGCGCAACTCAAGCAACTTGCGGCGTTGGCCGAGCTGGTGGCGACACTACGGCCACAAGTCTCCCGCGCGAAGGGCGGGGAGATCGTGGAGGTGCCGGGATGTGAGGAGCCAGGGCGCGTTCACAAGTCGTTATCGCTCATCGTCCGCGCACACGCCTCGGTGTGGAATGGAGAGGTATGTGACGATGACCTGCGACTTGCGAAACGTGTCGCCAGGGACTCGGTGCCGCTGCGCAGGTTGGTGGTATTGGAACATATGGTCGCGGGGGAGACAATATCGGTTGCGGATCTGGCGAAACGTAATAAGGTGCCGCAGGGGACGGTTAGGTACAATCTTGAAGAGTTGGAAGCGTTGGGAGCGGTGGAGCGTGTCGCGTCGCCCAGTTTTGGCGGGGACGATTGCGAGTGGCGACTTCGTGAAGACTTTTTGGGGTTGAATCGGTCGGCGGGGTATGGTAGTATTTTGAAATGAAATCGTTACAATGGTTTACCACCCAAGCTAATCCGCGCAGACCGGCAACGGGTTACGATGCCGGACAAACAGGCTGGAAGCTTCACACGTTTTTCACAGATAAATCTCAGTTTCACGAGTTAAAAGGTTCGACAGCCCTTTGCGGTCTACGTCCCCCGCATGGTTGGTCGCTGGATTTATTTATTCAAGATAAGTGTCTTCGGTGTATGAGTAAGGCTTTGGGTTTAGGTTGGAAACCCGAACGGGAAGATATTTTAAGCGTGATGACGTTAACACGGATTCTCGGGCCGAAATCTATTGCGGCTAAGCTCTGTAAAAAATTTGAAAATATTACTTGACACCCTCCCACCATCCTGATACCCTTCCCCTATCACAACTTTATCGGAGGAAATCGTAATGGACACTTTTTTGAAAATCGTGGGCGCGGCGGTGGTGTTTGGTGCGAGTATTATCATGCTCGGTCTTATCTTCTCGCTCCCCGTGATGTGGTTGTTAAATAGGCTACTAAGTGAATCCTTCCGTACCCTCATATTCGGTCATGCGCATGTGACGGTGTGGCAAGCGTGGGGATTGGCGGTGTTGTGTGCTGCGTTGTTTAAGAGTTCGAGTAGCGCCTCCTCAAAATAACAAAACAACTTTCTGGAGAGAAAAAATGTCAGAGAAAATTTACACATATTTTGCGAATGATGGTGCGGGGCCGTACAGATTCGTCGCGACAGGCGAGTATCGTATTCCCCAATACAACGAGTGGTTCGTTGCGGAGAGTGGGTTCGCGCAGAAACACGGGCCGTGGGCGACTTCGTTTGAGAGGGTAATTTTGCGGCCTTTCGAACAGATTTACACGCGTGGCGATAAGAAGTATGTGAGTACGGGCACTCGCCGGTTATTGCAGGAAGGCGATTTTTGGTTAAGCGATCCCGGCGGGGTAGTGTGCGGGCCCGCACGCTGCGTCACAAGTAAATTATCTCTCCTGCGCGAAATCCTGCGCGAGTATGTCGAGCCGCTTACACCACCCACGCCCCCCGCGAAGTATGAGGCGACGGGGGAGTGGAGGGTGCCGAGAGTCGGGGAGTTTTATATAGCACGCGGTTGGTATGTTACAACTCCCGGCTATATTGTTAAAGCTCAAAGTGAACGCGAAACCGGTAATCAGCCGTGTCGAATTGTACGCGAGATTGATGATGTTGTGAAGGGTGTAACGTCTCCGGCCACAAATGTGGCGAGGAAAGTTGCCGAGACAGCCGTGTCTAAAACTTACCGCTACGATGGGAAGCTATTTGTGGAATCGGGCGAGTTTCGTAAGTTGAGTAAAGGTGATTATTGGCTTTCGCCTGCGGGCGATGTTTGGGGAGAGTGGACGGATTTTATGAGTTCAAACGCGGCGCGTTCCATACTCATCGAAGCTTTCCCCCCGCTATCCGGCTTTGAACATCTGGCGCCGGAGGGACAGTTGTTTGTGCGGACGGGCGAAAAGCGGCGCGCGAGAAGGGGGGAGTGGGTGAAGGATTCCCGCGATTGGAACGCGGAAGTCGGTGCGTCACAGTGGGCATCGGAGGAGTCCGTTATTGAATGTGATGTGCTCAAACCCTTCGGCGTCACGGTGCCGGACGGGTGGGAATCGACGGGGGAGTGGCGAGTCGTGCAGAAAGGTGAGTATTGGCTACGTTCGAAAATGGACGGTTCGCCCGACAATCCGCCTTATTTGTGTGGACCTTGCGAGGGTAACTGTGAGACTCCGTTAAAAAGGTGGATCTTGCGCCGCACCGTATCAAATAAAAACTGTATATGTTCTCGCGGCTGGTCAGAGCAGTGCGATTGTGGAGAGACCGCGCAGAAATACGCGCCACAAGTTTCAAGCTTCGACCCGCGCTCGTGTTACAACACGCCCGCAAAAACCCCCGCCTTCCCCGGCCAACACCCCTGCGACACCTCCAATGTCGCGCCGAAGATTTCGGACAAGTATGTACTCACCGGCGAATTCCGCCCTCCGCAGGAAGGGGAATATTATGTGGGCGAAGATAGACGAAGTTACGTTTTATCCGCGAAAAGCTGCCGTCCGCCTGACTCGCGCTATATCGTGCGATTGCGTGTTGCGCCACAAGAAGTTTTATCCTCTGCCAATTTCTCGTGGGCCGCGCGCCTCATCCAACAAGAAACCCCGTGGGTCCGCCAGGACGAGGCGGAGAGGAAGTTGCGCGAAGTAGGCGCGAGTGTTGCGGCGCTTCGTTTACTTTTAGAAGAAGCTTCGAGAAGATCGATTGAAGATGATAAAAAACAAGTTGAGTTTAAGGAGAAGGTCAAGAAACTCGAAAACGACGTGAAGAGTTGGCAGGGGCAGTGCGCAGCGGTGCGGAAAGAGCGAGATAGTTACCGCGCCGATTCGCTACGCAATTACGGTCTATACAACGATTTGAAGGAGAAAGTTAAAAAGGCGGTGCAAGGGTGAGAGTAAATTGTCCCATGTGTGGTGAGTTATGGAACGGTAAGAAGTGTCGCACTTGCGGCTGGAAGGAGAAGTAGATGGATAAAAACACAGCTAAGGTTATAGCGCAAAGAGATTACGCGAATGTGGGCGCAATTAGGACAGAAAATGGCGAATTAATTGAGTACGATGACCCGCGCTTCCGGGAAGTGTTTGCGGCGACCATCCTTGAGGAATGGGCGTGATGATAACACCTCAAATAAATTCGGAAAAAATCTTCAATGCAATCACCTCGCAGCGCTTACCTGCCGCCGCGACCGAATTGGGCGCGGAGTTAGTAGATGCATGGGTGGAGCAGTGCGTAGCACACGACCAAGCCTACCGCACCCTCCTACTCGAAGCTGGTTTCTACATCCCGCTCGGCCCGAAAACGTGGGTGGTGGGGGCGTGCGATCGGGTGATGTTAGATGAGGAAGGTGTTTTGCTTGAAGAGATGAAAACTACGAGCGCGGGGTCTAAAACGTGGACGCCCGAGCGGTGGTACGATCAACTCGCCGGGGGTCATCAGGTGGCGACGTATGCGGCGGCGTTGCAGCGCGGGTCATTTATTATCGCGCAGGAGCGGTTACCGAATTGGGCCGTGGTTGATTGTGACGGTCCTGCCCCTCCTAGCGAAAGAGATATCACACGTTTCGCGATTGGGTACGAAAAGGGTGGTTTGGTGTGGACGCCAAACGTTACCTCGCCGCGCATCCTCCTCCGCGCCGTTTCAAAATCCAAGCCTCCCCAAATCTGGCCCACGCCCGCCGGCGCGTTCGTTACGGTACTCGACCGCCGTATTGATGCGGCGCTGAATGCGTATCGGAATGAGGCCGCTGCGATTCGGGCAAGACGCGCCACGCAACTAGTGCCGTGGCAGTTAGTTGGCCAACAGTGTATTAAAAAATTTGGTTTCAAGGAATTTCCGTGCCAGTTTTTACGCGCATGTCAAACGGGCGAGGTTGCGTTGACTGAATGCGCGGCCCCCGGCGCGGGACTTTCACCCGGTTCGAACGCAGTGGTGCAATTTCTTATTAAATCGGGACGAATCGCGCTTGACGAGTATCGTGACCATGTGATACTTTCAGCAAGTTCATTTGAGAATTTACAACAGTGCCCCGAGCTGTGGAGACGGTTGAGCGAGGGCGAGACGCGAGAGGAGAAGGAAGCGTTTGATGTGGGACATATTTTTCACACAGGCGCGTTGGAATATCACGCCCAGCTTCAAGAGCAGGGTTTTTAGATAAAAGTTTCCCCGGTTACGCACGATTACGAGTGAAGGTCGCACCTTTAAGATTTTCGTGTAAATAAGAGCTACGGTCAGCTCACTCGAAAGAGAATAGCTTGGTTCGACTCCAAGTCCGGGGGCCAACTTTGGGCCGCAAGTGTGGGTGTGTACGGCCCTCCGGGCATATCCGGCCCGTTTTAGCGCGGAACGTTAGTCTAGGGTTGAAGTTGCGAAGGGTCGCGAGACCTGCGCGATGGACCGAAAAGTGGCTGGGAGGGTATTAGCCCCGCTGACTAGCGCCCGGATATGCCTCTTAATTTTCGAGTTGCGTGGGGGTAAACACCGGTCAATTCGTCATGATAATCTAGCCGCGCTGTTGGTGAGTGCGCGGAGTGGAGCGAAGTCCGGTTAAGCATAAGGCGCGGGTAAAAGTTCACCATAGCCCGCGCCGACCCCCGAGTTTTTAGAGGAGGGAACATGTCAGAGAAAATCGTTCAATGCCTGCGCGCCGCTTGGTACGTCACGTTGATCGTGTTGGCGATTCTCACATATCGCCAAGTTGTCAATTTGACAAATCGCGCCCAGTTAGGAGTGACGGCGGCGCGGGTAGAATTATCGAATTCTCTCGCTGCTGTCGTCAAACATAACCAGGAGAAAGTGGATGGCACGTTGCAGAACGTGAACGCAATTTTATTGCAAACCGGTCTCGCGGCCGACCAAGCACGGCGCGTTTCGCAAGAGCAGCATGATTTTTTATTGCGGTTGGACAAGCAAGTTCTCGCGGCGGTACCAGTCGCGCAGGGACAGATAGTGCGGGTGTCCGATGATTTGCACGGCGTTGTACAGAGTTTACAAACGTCTCTCGCGCCCGTTCCCGCACTACTTACCAGCCTGCGTGAGACCGTTGATAAAACGGGAAAGCTTGCCGATAATCCTGATATTCCGCGCGCCTTGACCGCGCTAGCTGATGCGACGGAAAACGCCAATAAGACCCTAGCGCATGTGGACGGCGTGGCGACGCATCTCGAAGCGATGTCAGCAGACGCGGACAAGTCCCTCCACCACACCCTCAACCCCACGAAAAAATCCTTGATCTTCGGCGCGGCGTGGAGTATTGTGAAAGTGGCGGCGGGGCTAGCGCCGTTGGCGAGGAGGTAGCGCGATGTGGAATTGTGGCGGGCATGAAGAAGAAAAACGGCCCGTGCGGTATACATCTGCGGACATTTGGTTTTGGGCCGGTTTAGCTTTCGCGATTGGTTTTACTATTGCCGCTGCTTTAATTGGGTGCGCAAAATGACCCTTTCCAACATAAACCGCGATTGGGTGTGGCACAGCGAGGCGAGGCAGTTAGAATCGCCAACACAGGAGACGCCAGATGAGAGCGTGCGTAGCTGCAACCGTCACGATGATTGTGATGCAGCAGATGCGAAGGCGCGTTTGGCGGGCGCATATTCGGCTTCGCATTGTCATGATGAGTGTTGTGAGGATTGTTTTGGGTGTTGAAAGATAAAGGAGAGAAACCGTGAGCAAGTATGATGAACAAGAGCGTAAAGCGGCACAGCGACAGGGCGATCCTGGTGGGAGTGAGTTACCGTTGTATCCAAGCCGGGCGGAACAGCGCGAGAGCCAACTTGATCCGAGTTTCTATCGTCCCACCGCACGACCCATACCAACTACCTACCCCGACGATCTGCCGTGTGTGGAAAAGGCGGTGAAGGAGGCGGAGGAGGAGCAGGGATTGCCGAATGAGGAGGCGTCTACCGTGCCGTGGTCGGTTCCTGATCTCTCCCGCCCTCAACAGGAGCGCGTTGAATCTTTCGTCAGCTTTCTGCGCGATATCTCCGCTAAATTCAAACTTGGTCATATGGTGTTGGTGTATGAGGGAGAGTTTGAAGGGCGAGCGGGCGTGTACCAGCTATCGAACCTTGAACTACATTCCGACGCCAGGGAGTGGTTGATGATGCTGTTTACGGCGGCGGTGCATATCAACAATCACCCGCCAGTCGGAGATGCCGAAATCGGCTTTGAGAACTGGCTGAAACGCGAACGTGCGAGAGTTGAAAGTTTGAAGGAAAAGGAGAGCAAATGAGCCAAGTTCCAGAAGGTCCGCAGGTTGTGGTGAATGGCGGTACGGTTTCGGCAAATCCGGTGAGCGGGCCGGGTGCGCCGGTTGCCGGTTCCGTCAAACTTCCCGCGCCTCAAATAGCCACCCCGCCCAAAACGGTCGCCCAGCTCGTAAAGGCCGCTGCGCCCCCCGCGCCAGTCGCGAAAGTCCCACCGCGTCCCAAAGGCATTATCTCGGGCAATACGCGGGATTTGGAAAGCGGGTTTTTCCGTTTCGTGCTGTACAGCGAAACAAACGCCACGAAAACCACCACCGCCGCTCGTTTCGACGAACCGAAGTACGTGCGCATCATCGGCACCCGTCACCCCGAGCAGATGGTCACATTGAAGAAGCTCGGGTATAACTACGCGGTGGCTCAAAACGCCGAGCAACTTGTGTGGTTGTTGAAATATCCTGAAGCGGAGTGGCCGGATTGGGGCGCGATGCCCGATCCCGAGCGCCGTAGGACATTGATACTTGACGACGGGACGGAAGCAGTGAATATGCTGCTCGATTCCAACGAACATACGAACCAGATGAAAACGTATGGGAACGCGGGGAAAGAGTTGCGCGAGGTATTGTTGAAAAATACACTGTGGAAGCCGTATAATTTCGGACTCACAGCCCTGGCGAAGTCGAAAGACTCTCCCCGCGCACCGGATGAGGAAATTTACGGCCCGTGGCTGCCTCCGGCGATGCTAGAAATGATCATGTCCGATTTCGAGTTCGTTTTCTACATCGATAAGAAGAAACTCAAGCTCATCACGCAGGATACGGAATTCACATATCAGTACGAAGGCCCTGGTGGCCCAAAGGATATGCGCAGCAAGAAACGCACCGTGTACGGAAAGACGAAGATTGACTTTCTGGACATCGGGAAGGGCGTGCTAGAAAAAGAGGAAAATTTGGATCTGGCCGCGATTTGGAAAAAAGTGCGGATGTCGCAGGGTTCGGTGAAGAAATAGGGGGCCGCTGGTGACCGAACGCGATGTGGCATGTTTACGAAAGCGGCGGTTCGACACACAAGCGGCGTGTGAGATCAGCATTGCACGAACGCCCAGCCTCTTCCCGCTAACCGCGTACCAGTGTAAATTCTGCAACCATGTGGCATAAGTCGAAGGAAGGAGAGACGTATGACAGTACGGAGAGAAGGGGAAACGGAGGGTGGGTTGCCGCGCGGTAGTTGGTTGGATACGCCCACGCCGTTGGTGGTAGCGTGTAGGTTGGCGTTGGTGGCGCTATGTGGGGCAGCTCGTATGACAGGCGCACTTATCACCGCAATATACGAAGCCGGCGTGATCGTAACGCGAGATGTGCTCAAGCCGGTCGCGGCGCACCTTGCGCGGGGCGAGCGCCAACTTCATAGCCTGGTTACCGCGCCCGGTAAAAATAGTTCTCAAACCGCGCAAAAAAGACTTGACAAGGTTCGTATTGTGGAAGTAGATTAGCGGTAGCACAACATTACAACGTTCTGGAGAGAACCAAAAATGAAATTTCAAACGATAAAATCGCCCACGGAAATTACCTTGGAAGGTGTGGCGGTCACGTTCGATGTCGTCGATAAGTACCTTATCTCTGTGACCATTACCGATGCCAAGGGAAATATCCTTCGTGTTCGTAAAAATGGTTATAGCGACCTCGCCGCTGAAACCATCGCACCGCCTGAGAAGGTGAAGAAACAAGAGTTAATTTATACTTTACCTCTTATCGGGGAGCGTCGTGAGACGTTCAAAGAGAAGTACGAAGTCCATGCGCGCATGGAAGAGCTAAAAAACGAGTACACGGTCGAGGGCGCGTCGATCAAGGAAATTGAAGAGGATCTACCGTTTTAGTTACGCCGGAGAGAACCACGACCAAGGGCCAGCGACTTTTACCAGGACTCGTGAGAGCAAAATTACGCCGTGTAGGGTGCGGTGTCTAATGGGTGGGACGTTAGGATAAACAGCCAACGGCCTGCCACGGCTCGGCCCTTTTTAGTTTTAATTTTACGTAGTTCGGCGTTAAAAGGTAGCGATCGGATGGAGCGTTCCCGATAAAATATGTACGCGATTCACTCCATTGACTGCGGCGCGGGAAAAGGCATGGCCAAAGTACCTCGGTCAATCGGAATTTAGTGCCGGGGACGGATGTGCTGTGGTGGGAGCGTGTGCGGGGTATTTAGCACAATTTCTGTAATAAAACTTGACATTTTCGAAACACGCACGTAAATTCAAATAAGGAGAAAACGCAACATGGCAACGAAAAAGAAAGCGACGAAGGGAAAGAAAAGCGCGATGAAGGTGGCGGCGGGCGCGAAGATGAAACGGAAGTATACGCGGCGTAATACCACGACGACGACCAGCACAACCGCGCCAACAATCACCCCCGGAACCTGCGCCGGCACCTCGGAGGATATCGACGCAGCGCACGGATACTAACGCGGCACGATCTCACTACACAAAATCAACCGGCCTCGCCCCCGATAGTGGCGTAGTTCAAAAGGAGAAATATGGAAGAGACTTTTACGATCGATCAGAACGAAGTCGGGAGCGTTGAGGAGGTTTTAGGCAACACACCGGCTGAAACGGGCGCGACGTTCGAGGGCGACGGTGGCGACGCGTCCACAACAACAACCGACGACACTGGGTTTGGCGGGGAGGGTAAGCTCGACCCGCAACAGGCCGACGCACACCGGGGCGAGATAGTCAGTGTCGCCACCACCACCGCGCAGACCGGGACCGTGGGACTGGTGATCCAATGTAAGTCGCACGACACTGGGGTAGAAAACCGGGGCTTTCAACAAATCATCTGGGGACCACAGGATATTTTCTCGTCCGACGCACCGTGCTGGGCCGGGGGACATTTCGACAACACCAAGCTGAGCAAGGAACCGCCGCCCGGTAAGAAGCAGAGCGCCGACCAGGCGTATGCGCGGAATTTCTTCAATTCGAAGAAAAATGGTCTTGTACAGGTCGCGGTGCAGGCGGCGGCAGAAGAGGGGCGCACCCTGGCCTCGCTGGGCCTATCCTCTCCAAAGAACCCCGAGGAGTACGTTTCGAATTTGAACGCCGTTCTGGCCGGGACGCAGGTGGTGATCGTCCGTAAGCCGGAGGCGAACGACGACCCGAAGTTCGACGGGCAGTTGAAGGTGAACGCGTTGTACCCTATCTCGTCCCTCAACGATGAGAAGTTCCTGGCGCGGTTGAGAAAAGGCGGTGTGTTGTTGAAGTGGGAGTAAGTTCGGCGCCGTTCGGTACGCAATATGAAACCACGCGGCCCTCGTAACTGGGGGCCGAGTTTTTAGGGGGAGATTGAGATGAATCGAAATAATGGCGTTTGGATTTTCGCAATTTTACTTCTATTCGGTTCATTTAATGTCGCGTATCAGCTACGTTACGGGAATTCTCGTTTAGCGGTCGGAACAAGCAACGAGTCTTTGTCAACACTCACCCTCACCTTACCTCGCTTCACTTGGGCCGCGCCCGAAGTCACCCCTCCCCGTGACCATACTCCCCTTTACTTCGCCGCAGGTAAGTTTGGTTGGACAACCCACTACACCACGCAGGCGTATTTAGATACGAATCGCTGTCTAGCATATACGGGCTTCGAGACTTTTCAAGTGTGGCTACCGCGAGAGGAGTATGGTGAGGAGAGCACGCGCACTAGCCTACTACACGAGCTGATGCACATCGCCTCGCGAGAGGGTGGCGGGCAATATCGCAAGATAACACCGAGGATGCGTTTATTAAACCGTCCGCGCCGGTGTTGTTGCGCATTTTATCGGATAATCCCAAGCTGGCAAGGTGGTTAGAGAAATGAGCGCCTCTCTACCGATCTTGCAAAGACCTAATTCCTGTAGCTCATGTTCCTTGTGCGAAACGGGACGTGGTTTTGCGCTGGACGTGGGCGATCCCAGTACGGCGCGTATCGCAATTATGCTCGAAACGCCCGCAGCGGAAGAGGTGAATTTCTCTGTGATACCTCCGCCCGCGCATTTAGGAACGCGCCAGGTGCTAGGTACGGTGCGGGAGGCGCAAGAGGAAGCTTTACGGCGCAGCGCGGCGTTTCCTGATATACCTGGCCCATTGCGCAGCCGGGGCGTGCCAGTCGTTGGTCGGACGGGCGCTGTGTTAAATCGTTTATTGAAACAAGCTGGAATTGTGCGCGAGCATTGCTTTATCGGCAATTCAATTCGATGTTTCCCGCCTAAATCCGCAAAAGGCGACAACTATCCCACCGGCAACGAGAAGAATATCGCGCAGGCCGCGTGTCGCCAGTATGATCGGCTTGGCGATGGGCTGGGCAAATTTGCGCCCGATGTGATAGTTGTGACGTTGCACCCCGCCTCGCTGTTCAAAGAAGGCGCGAGTTCCGGGGAACCGTTGATTTTAGCCGACTTGGAAAAAGTGGCGTGTTTCGCCAAGCAAGGTTTGCGCGTGTTGTTACTAATGGGTGGGCACGCGTGTGAGACGTTTTTGGGATTTGCGAATAATGTGTCGAGATGGCGTGGTCACTATGAATGGACTAGTAAAGAGTTCTACAACTGGTACGAGAACCGTATCGGGAAATTAAACGCGAAAGCCGAAAAGGCGAGGAGAGCTGCGATGCCGAAGGTGCCGAAGGAGAAGAAGAAAACGAAAGCGGAGGTTGCGAGGGAATTTCTTGCGGAGAGTATTTTTAATGCCGTGGACGATGAGATTGAGCGGCAAGGAATGCCTCGGTTTGGCTTGGCGGTAAAAAATTCACTGATGCGTGAGATACTTGCGAAACTTACCCCGCCCAAGAAAGAGCGCAAGGCGAAAGTAGTTCAAGAAAAGGAGAACGAAAATGGGATACCCACTGATGTTATCAACGATCCAGCATGAAACGGCGGAAGCTCTAGACGATGAGCGTTTTCGCCAGCGCCAGAAATTCGGACACGAACCTCTCGCAACCGACTCGGAGGCCGTCGCGATAATGGGAGAAGAGTTTGGGGAGATTTGCCGAGCTGTGTGCCAAGCACTATCCTCCGAAGAAAAGCGCAAAGAAGTGTTACAACTCGCTGCGGTATGTATTGCATATCTTGACGGCGATTTACACTTCGGGAACGCAAAGTAACTTTTCTCGCGTCCGAAGGCGAACAGTGAGCGTATTGTGGTTATAAAGCTATACAAGCGGGGTTTTTACTGTTTCTCCCGTTTCGTGCTCACGGGAAGTTAATTCTCTAACGACAATGCGCTGTGCGGGAAAAAATACACTTGACTACCCAGAACAAAACGGGTAAAGTCGCTACGAGGGGGAGGGGATATGATTAAGATAGTTAGCGGGAGGATAGGAGAGACGAGATATGACTGTGACGATCTCGGCTATTGGATTCTCTGCCGCACTGCGAGGAGAATTTTGAAGAACGGTTGCGATACGAAGGTGCGATTGGGTTACGGTTATTTCTCTCCAAATATGACTTGCAACTTTAGTAAGGTAACTTTTCTCAAAACCGGCGCAATTCAAATCGGCTGTACACTCCTCCGTAAAAGTACCGTCCAACGCCTTCGAAGAGAGCTGGGCCTGTGAAGCGCAACGCGAAAGCTGCCGAAACCACCGCGCTATTAAAACGCTGCGTAGCGGGGGAAGAAGATGCGTGGCGTACGTTTCACGCTAAATATGCCCCATTAATACGCGGCGTTTGTTGGAAATTCTTCCCCGTATCGCAGGAGGACCGCGAAGATGCGTCGCAAGATACTTTCCTACGATTACGGCTCAAGTTACACCTATTTCGCGGAGAGTCAGCGTTCACAACATGGCTCTTTCGACTCGCGGCAAATTGCTGTTTGATGAAGTTACGCAGTAGTAAAAGTGACCGCGCACGACTAATAGACCTAGATACCTTCCTGGCGCAGGAACTTATATTTCCCAGCCAAGTAAGGAAGATTGAACATCTACTGGGCCGTGAAGACACGCACCAACGCGCCGCACTCGCGAAGGTCGATATTGAGCGCACGATCTCGCAACTGGCCCCCGGATATTGCAAGGAAGTCGTGTGGCACGATCTCGCGGGTTTACAGCATAAGGAAATTGCGCGGATTGCCGGTAGACATATTGGAAATTCGAAATCACAACTTTTTAAAGCGCGCAAGGCGATGCGGGAGATTTTGGAACGCAAGCCGGGAGAGAAGGCACGGGTTACAAGGAGGAGGAAGGTAGTGTGAAACAGCAACAAACGCAAAATTTATTCACGAAGATTTTAAACGCGATAGGTCTTGGCGCGAAAGTTGCCACCGCTGCGCCGAAAAGCGAACTACACGATTTAGTAAGCCTCTGCAACGAGCTGCGTGCGGAAAAACTTGCGAAACAGACGTGGGCCAAGTTTACGTGGCAGCGACGTATGACGCAGTGGCTACGCAAAGATGACCAGCGCGATTATAAAGAAAGTCCCGCGCAGTCATTGCGCACGTATTGGTTCTATTTGCCGAAATTTAGCGTCACGCATATTTCCGCGCATACGCTCTCGCAAATGGAATTTGTCGAATTGACAAATGGGGCGGCGCGATAAGGTGCGATACACTGCGCAGCGAAATTGGCCGGCGATATCTTACAACGCCGCCGATATACTCAACCTCTTCGGCCTCGCGTCTGAACCTTTCCAAAAAGCCGCACAGACCATACTCCAAGTAAACCAACCTATTCTGGGTTGTGATTTAGAATACAACGAACCCGAGCGGTATAAGGAAGTTCCGACCATACTCGGAGTATCGGACGGCGCACTAACAGTAAGTGTGCCTTTTGATGAAGGTCTTTCATATTTTGAACAGCTTGTACGGCGCGTTCCGAACGTGCTTTATGTGGGCCACGCCTTCACGAGCGCCGATGTTTTCGCCTTCAAGCAAATCGGGATAGAGATTGATATTCGTAATGTACAGGATACGATTATCTGGCATACACTCACAAATTCTCATCTCAATAAAACCATCTCGAAGACTGAGGATGGGGATGGGATAAAACGTGGTAAGGGTTATATGAATCTATGGACCTTTATCTCTCTCTACACATCTCTCGCAAACTGGAAGGAATGTATTGGGGAGGAAAACGGTTGCAATGGAAAGCGCCCGTGTTGGACGCATAATTTCCAGGGGTATAACGGAGTGGATAGCGTGGGGCCGGTTTTAGCGTTGCCGAATGTGGTGCGCCAGGCTAGGTTGCGCCGGGTAGATAAGTTATACGATATGCACCGCGAGCTGGCTTACGGGATGGCTGAGATGACGCGTTTTGGTGTTCAAGCCGACCGCAAGTACCTATTCGATGAGAAAGACGGCTTGCAAGTGGAGTTTGAGCGCCAAAAAGCTCTTATTGAACAGACCCTGTCTTTCAATCCGAAATCAAACAAAGCCGCTCTTGTATATTTCAAGAACAAGGGTATCGTGCTGAAAGATTGGCAGGAAAGTACGATTCGAGATGTGTGTAAGGAGTATGAAGATGATGAGCTTCATTTGTGTCTAGATTACAAAGAGCTGGGAAACGGAACCGATAGGTGGTTCGCGCCGATAGGGAAAGATAAGAGCGGAAATTGGACGGGGTATATGGATTCGGATGGGAAGATTCACCCGAGGTTGGGATTTTTTACTAGTACAAATCGGTGCAATTGCGTTTCACCAAACCTTCAAAATGTTAGTACTCGCCGCGCAGATAGACACAATTGTGACTGCGGACATAAGATAGAACAACATGTAGAGCAAAAGAAGTGTTCGCAATGTGGGTGCGAAAAGTTTAGCGGTATATCTTTAGGCAAGCTGGTACGTCGCGCCATTATCGCTTCACCCGGTTTCTATCTCGTAGAGGCAGATGAGAACAATGCTGAGAATAGAACCTTCCTTCATCAGTCCGGTCACACCATTCCGCTTGATGTGGACGGTCATACACAGACGGCGGAGTTTATGGGTCTTACTTCGGATATGGAATTTGTGAAGAAGACGGGCGGAGGAAAGATAAGGCAAGCGGCGAAGTCGGCCTCACATGGCTGTCTAACGGGTGATCATGAAATTCTTACACCGCAGGGTTGGAAGAAAATTGATACCTGTGATGACAGCACGGTGTTGGCGCAGTGGGATATGTCAAATAGTAGTATCTCATTTGTCAAAACTCAAAAATTTCACGAATACGATTTTAAAGGGTTTCTTGCGCGCCTTGATTCTACTGGCTTGCAAGCGCTCGCCACCGACAATCATGCGTGGCCTGTTAATATAAGCGGAACGTGGAACAAGATCAAATATTCAAAAACACAAAGAAAAACTTTTGCGGAATTAACCAACGCAGGTCGCATTGCAATTGCTGGTATCCTTGTAGGAGATGATTGGGATATCTCGGACGACAGTATTCGGCGGTGCGTTGCTGTTCAAGCGGACGCCACGATGAGAAAAGCTGGAGGCGTCTGTTTTCATGTTGTAAAAGAAAGAAAAAAGGAAAGGTTGAGAAAACTATTCTCTTTGCCCGGTGTACCTTGCGGGTGCCATCCCACAGGAATGAGATTGGGCGTTAAGATGGATGTAAAATATCCACTATTAAACGAGAAAAAACAATTCAACGCAAATGTTCTTTTGCTTTCACAACGGCAGCGTGAAATTTTTCTTGAGGAGATATTGTTTTGGTACGGCTCGATTGGAAAGAAAGTGGTTAACTATTCCTATTTCAATACAGACTATGTTTCGCTTGTTTGGGTGCAAACGGTAGCGCATTTAAGCGGTAAGCAATCTCTCATGCGCGAAACATCACATTTCAAAGCGGGATACCCATCAATAAAAAGAAGTTGGAGGTTAAGTTTCAATCGGCGTAAGTATTCTTCGATAGAAACTATGAAATGTGAACGGGAATTTTATGAGGGTAAAGTTTACTGCTTCACCGTACCAGCAGGCTTTTTTTTGGTGCGATATAAAGACACAATTCATGTCACAGGCAACAGTATGTACTTGGAGGGGTTACAGCTTAAATACCCAAGCGAGTTGCGCCAGGATAGAATACGGAAAGAGATTGCGGCGGGCGCGAGAGAGGTATGGCCGAATTGGATGTTTGAGGGGAAAGTTGTGACTTTCACCGGGGCAAATTTAGCGCAGAGGGCGTTTGGTGACAAGTCGTGGGTAAATCGAGCAAAGGCGTTGCAGATTCTTGGAAAGTTGTTTGGGGCGTATCCGGGTGCGCGTAAGTTTCAACAAGAAATATGCGCTCGTATGGAGAGGGAACGCGCAATAGTTACACCTCACGGTTATTTCCTCCAAGCTCTCGGGGATGCGGAGGGGCGTATGAAAACCTGCGCAGCGATGTTCGGCTCGAATCCCGTAGCGCATTTCACAAAGCTCGCCCTCATAAATTTGTTGCGCGCGTTTCGCAAGGGCCGTCCAATGCGTCCCATATTACAAGTTCATGATTCGATTTTGTGCGAAGTTCGTAATGATGTGCCGTGGGAACAAGCAAGAGTGTGGACGAGAGAGGCGATGGAAGTTGAGACACCTGAAATGCCCGGTTTTGTCATTCCCACGGATTTCAAATACAGCCTCCCCGAAGACGGTACACCCTCAAACTGGCGCGATATGATCGAGGTAAAAGGGGCTTGACTTCCCCCGCGTTTTGTGTAGAATTTCATTGTGTTGGAGGAGAGAAGATGAAGAATTATCGGGTAGCTTTTCATGATAAAGAATTTACCGTGTCCGCCGCGAAGATGGGATATAAATTCGATGCGGATGGTCTTATCGTGGTGTTTCGTGGGCAGAACAACTAAACGTTAGGCCTTTTTCTAAATCCGATGGTTGTACTTCCGGTGAGGTAGAGATGCGAATATATAAAGTAAATTTCGAAAGCAAGAAATGGGGTTCGAATTGGTCGTGTAAAAAAGTAGCGGCGTCAACTTGCGAGGTCGCTATTCGTAAAGCGAAGAAAGGCGAGCCGGCACATGTACGAGTTGAGAGCGTAGAACTTCTGGCGTCAACGGATTAAAGCTATGCCCAACCCGGCAGAAAGTATCTACGTATCCGCACCGGACCGCAAGCCGGTCGTTACGTACATGATTTATACTCGAAGCGAAGCTGGGCCGTAAACTACGCGCGGACGAAACTGCGAAGCACAAGGACGGGAACGGTTTGAACGTGGACCCCGATAACATCATCGGCCCGATGTCACGTAGCCAAAATACCCGCGCCATGCACGAGAGGCACAAGATGTGTGAAGTTTACTGTCCGAATTGTGGCCAGTTTAAATCGGCCAAGCGCACAAAAGGGTGCCCAGAGTGCGGGGATGAGCGTGCGATAATCATGTGCGACCGGCCCGATATTGTGGAGAGGTTTCGAGATGAGCGGAATGTGAGAGAGCGCGAGAGGAGATTTCCATGAGCATTTTTCCAAGACGGTGGGAGCCGGTAACGTTATTTGATGTGGTTGCGTGGTTAGTTTTGGCGTTTATTTTAACCGCGCTTTTACTCTTCGCACTATTAACTTTCTCCGGTTGTGCAGCGGCCTCTCCTAAACGCGCCAAGCTCGTTCCTTTACCAATCCCGTCGCGGTGTCTGATCGTGGATAACTTCTCCGGCGTATGCAAACCGGCTCGTGGTGGTGGGTGGACGTGCGAGAAGGTTCACTTGGCGGTGCGCAATACGCCCGAATGTCAAGTACTACGCGATACGGTAGTGGTGGATAAAGGGGCGGAGAAATGATGGGAACGGCGGCGACATTGATTGTGGCGGGAGCGGTGATTTTATTGATCGTGGTTTGTTGGCCCGGTAGGGGAGGGAATGGTGAGTAAGTCGTATCCAAAAACCGCACCTACGACTCTGGCGTGGCTCCACGAACACGGCTTTACTCGCGAAACAGGCTGTACGTGGGTTCGGGTCGGTCAAATAGCGGGCGAAATTTGGTACGTGTGGGTGCATGGGAACGGCGGACAGGCCGAAATTAAAATACACGGGCGTAAATTCACCCGTTGTGAGTCCTGGCGCGATGTGGCGCAACTCGAACGCTTCTTCGGTTTGGAGGAATATGCGGCGGTGGGAGCGGCGCAATGATCCAACACGGCACCCCGCCCTTCCTCGAATGCTCCTCCGCTGGGGATGCGCGTTTTTCCGCGTTTCAAGCAATTGTGAATTGTCGTAGTATCGAAGAGTGGTATCAGGGAGCGAAGATATTCGCAGACCCGCCATACGGTCCGGGGCTGCACTGGCGACAGGCTAAGGGTCGCAAAGCGGTGAATCAGAAAGCGTGCGCGGAGATATATTCGCGATTATGGGACAGGTATATCGCGAGCCGACCTGACTTACTGGAAGTGTTGAAGAAAACGACGGGACTAAGTGATATGTTCGGACAACCGGGGCATTGTTGCCAAGTTAACGAGCTGTGGCGCATACGGTGCGCGGCGTTGGGAGTAAAACCGTGATAACGCGTATCATCCTCCCTCGTCCGATGCTTAAAGCTTTTCGGGACGAAGCGGTGTGCAAGTTTCCCGTTGAGTACATGGAAACGCTCTGGGGCCGGATTGAGGGTGGGACGGTGATTGTGTCAGCGCTCGGTAAGATGCCGCAGGAAGCGTCGGAGGACGCACTTAGGTTCGACCGTGCTGACACTGTGAATCGTGCGGGACAGGGGGAGATATTACTTGGCTCACTACACACGCACTGCAACATGTACGACCCTTCCCCCTCCCCGCAGGATTGGGAAGACGCGTTTAAATTTGGCGAGCATATCTTCGGAATTATGACCATCTGGAAAGAGGACGGGAAACCAGGGAAATTTAAAACGGCAGTGAGTTGGTGGGAACCGCAGCCTAGTATTTTAATGATCCACCCGCGAGAGAGTGGGAAGAAGGCGCGGAAACCGCGTAAAAAGTCCGAGGAGATTGTACAACCTTCGCCCGACTCCGCGCCGCTTGTCAATTTGACAAATATTGTTGAAAACACTTGACACGCACCGCTCCTTTCCTTTACAATCCTCACATGCCAAACTCTGCCGCTCGTGACGCACAGTTAGCTGTAAAAGAAACCAGCGAAAAGCAAAAAGAACAGGACTTACAGGCGACGATCGAACACCTTCGTGCGCAGGTTGCCGAGCGCGATAGTACGATTCGTAAGTACCAGAAATCGCGCGGCGGTTTAATCGAGCTAGCGAAGGAAATTTGCCAAGCGGTGAAGGCGTTGGAACACGCACCGACCATACCATACCGGACTAAAGATAAATCGAAATCTGAAATCGCATTCGTGGCGAACCTCTCCGACATTCACACTGGTGTATTAAATCGGCCCGCTGAGACAGGCGGTTTTGGCGCGTTCAATTGGGAGATTGAACAAAAGCGGATGGCAAGCTATACCGAGAACCTAATCGACTTCGCCGCCACCCAACGTCACGCTTATAACATTCCCGATCTCACAATTTTTGGCATCGGTGACTACATTTCCGGCGATATTCATCAGGAACTTTTAGTAACTAACGACTGTCCTTCGCCTGTACAAGTTGCACGAGCCGGTTATCTCATTGCGGAGTCGATTAAGAGGCTGGCCCCGCATTTCCGGCGCATTACATTTCATGGTGTGGGAGCTGATAATCACGGGCGGTTACAAAAGAAGCCACAGGCAAAGCAGAAAGCCGCGAATAACATGTCGTACCTTGTTCACGCATTAATAGAGGCCTATCTCAGTAATCACTCGAACTTCAAGATGATCGCGCATGAGGATATGAAGCCCCTTATCGAAGTTGGCGGACATCGTTTTCTCGTCCATCACGGCGATACAATAAAATGTGTTCTCGGAATACCTTTCTATGGAATTGAACGCGACCGGGGGCGCGAAGCTACTCGGCGTATGGGCGGAGGAGGTAAGGAATTCGATTACATTAATATCGGACATTTCCACGTGCCGAATTGGGTTAGTGAAAATTGCTTTATCAACGGGTCGCTTTCGGGAACGGATGAGTATGACCATTCGGCGGGTCGGCACGCGAAACCAGCACAAATATCCTACCTCGTACATCCAAGATGGGGCGCATTTGGATACGTGCCGTGGCGGTTTAAGATTGAACAGGACGAGACGGACGCGAGACGAAAATGAACCTCCCCGCCCAGCTTGACTTAGAAACCTGGTGGCAACTTGATACACCGCGTTTTATGAAATACTACGTGTGGTGGCCCCTCTCACGGCGGGCTGAGCTGAGATTTGTCGAATTTAAGGAGTGGCGTAATGGCGCACGGTGATAGCACAACGTATATTCGAACTCGGTACGGGAAGTTCTGGCCGCTCGACCCCCGCCCGCAAGATATCGACGTGCGCGATATTGCATATTCGCTCGCGGGTCAGTACCGTTACGTGGGATATTCTCGCCTTACGGTCGCCCAGCATTGCGTGGTGGGGTCGTATTTTATCGATCCCGCAGTTGTTGCCATATGTTTTCAGGACAACCGTCTTCGGCTCACATTTCTCTTCCACGATGCCGATGAGGCGCTTGGTTTGCCAGACTTAGCGCGGCCCGTAAAGCACGATCGACGTTTGAAAGCGTATGTAAAGTTTGGAGAGAATCTACAAAAGTGCGTGAGTAAGAAGTTTGATTTACTATACCCTTTCCCGCCGATCATTCACGAAATTGACAATGCTATGTTCCGCACCGAACAGAAAATTCTCTTCGGGCGAGAGTTGAGAAAGGGCGAGAGATTACTTAATCTGACTATCGATCAATCGCGCCTGTGGCCCCCCGACGAAGCCGAGCACCGTTTCCTGGCACGGTATGAAGAGTTAACGGGGGAGCGAGTTAGGGCGGTACAGCCTCATAAGTTATTCGGTAACGTTCCCGCGCCCGATCCCGCATTGCTGGCCGTGTTAAAATCCCCCGCACAAGCTGCGGCAAGTATTATCACTGCACCTCTCACCGACCGTCCCCCCCGCTCTTTCACCGCATCTGAATATGCGCGGGAGAACGGGGTGGGTATTGAAGCAGCTCATAAGCAGATTAATAAACTGCGAGAAAGTAGTAAGGTGCGTTCAGTAAAATTTAAATGGCAGCGATCAGATGGGCGAGTGCAACTTATGAGTGGGTGGCAGCTCGTGGACGAGGAAGGGATATAAAAATGGATCTCGTTGAAGGTCAGGGAGAAATTTGCTCATTCCGCACCGAGGCAGAGGCGGGTATGTTGGGCACCACGCGCCAGTGGACCGACCGTTGCCAGCATGAGGTTGCGTCGGCGTGGGCGTGTAGAAGGTTGTGGTTGAATGTGCTGTTGCAATGCGCGGCGGAAGCGGAGGGGGAGGCTATGGAGGACGTGGAAGATTTGGGCGCGAGGGAGTTGGTAAAAAAGGCGGCGCAAGACTACCTTTACCGCCCCGATCCCGATTTGTATGAGGTTGCGGGGTTAGTGGGATTGTCGGCGCAGCATATTGTGGATTTAGTGAAGTTAGAGACGCCGGTGTTGTTGCGCAACTTACGCGCTTTTGAAACCGGCGCGGCGCAAAACTTGAAAGACGAGCGAAAGAAGGAGAGGAAGAATGGAATTGCGATTTAGTAAGGGAACAGAAACCGGCACATTTCCGCTAGGCGCATCAACCTACGATACCATAAAACGCGCCATGCGCCAGGAAGACGTGGCGACACGTAACGGTACCCTCATCGTGGGAATTGTCGGGGAACTGCGCGACCCGTCCGGGAAGGTGGTGGGGTCAGCACGGGCCGGTAAAGACTGCGCGGCGCAATATATTCTCGACAACTTCACTCCGACGCTGCGTATCAAACGGGTCGCGCTGGCGGATGCGTTGAAGTGTGAGGTGTATGATTGGCTTCGCACGTATTGCTTTCATATCAACCGAGGTACGCACGGTTTTCCGATATTCAATCCCATCACTATCCCAGATCACCACCAAAATATCCCCACGCCCGATAAGATTGCGTGGATAAACGAGAATAAAAACGAGCTACGCCACTTTCTTCAACTTCACGGGACAGAATTTCGTCGCAGTGAAGATCCGCGCTATTGGACGGATAGGCTTCTTGAAGAGGTCGATAGGCTCGGTGCGCAGGTCGTTTTGGTACCTGATGTGCGATTCCTCAACGAAACCGACATCTGCCACGCCACGATAAAAGTCATTCGGCCCGTCCCTGCTGCCGACCCGACCATCTCGCAGCATGTGAGTGAAACGGAACTCGCGGGACATGTGGCGACGTTCGATATCGTGAACGATGGCGACCTGGCACAACTCGAACGCCGATCGTGTGAGGTGTTTGAGAAGCTGTTGGAACGGTTCCACGTAAATTAGGTGTCTTTCGGTACTAACGGAGACGTTTTACCGGGAGGTGCGGGGTAGCTCAGACTACCCCGTTTTTATTGCGTAGGTTGTGGCGGGAGGGAAGGTGGGAGTTAGTGGGGAGGTATCAGAAGTGAAATCCCACTGCGGCGCCAATCTCGGACACGTTGGGCGAGAGAAAGGCGTTCGTGCCGTTGTGGCCGAAGCTGGTGCGCAGAAAGCCGACTTTGAGCGGGACAATATCGATTGGGCCTTTATGATACACAACCCCCGCCTCGCCATATGCTGAAAAGGCGGACGCGTTGAAACCCGCTGGAAGCTGCTGTTGCTTCCCGCCCAGCCCAATGTGGAAGAATATGTCGAGATTATTTGGGTCGAAAAATAGCTTGCCGCGTTTTACGAAGTTGCCAAGGTTCCTGGCGTAACGCGGTCCGAGGGTGATGATTTTCGAGTCCGCGCCGGGGAGTAGGAAGGCGTTGGCTTCCACGGCCCAACGGGGGTGGAAGGGCACCACAATTGATGTAACGGTCGCAGAACCTACGCCGCCGTTGACCGATGCCGAGTATGTCTCAGCAATCGCAACCTTCGTGGCATCGTTGGGTTCGCGGGAGGCCGGTACAGTCTGTGCGAAAGTCAATGCGGCGGTAAGTGTCAGAAAGAAAAAAGCTAAAAGTTTCTTCAAAGTTTGTTCTCCTTTTTGAGGTTGAAATTGGGCAGATTTTATTGTAGAGGTGGCACGGGCGATTTGTCAAGAGATTGCGCGACTTGCGACGCCTTACCAGGCTGCATCCTCATCAACAACGCGCCCAGCGACATCCCGGCCTGCGTAAAAAACCAATCCGCTGTCTTCGGCCAATTATGCGCAGTCGCCCATGCACCCGCTACACCACCCAACACGCCGAGTAGCGTGAGAAGAAGGTGATCGAAATATTCTCGTAAAAACTGGCCCATAACGAACCTCAATAAAGCGCATTGCCCCCGAGCGTGTGAAGGGTGTCGTCTGTGCCAGCATCGGTGAAGGCGCCAGTAAGCACGTGCGTGAGTGCGTTATACGAAGCCGACGCAATTCCCAGATCGCAAAAAAGCGAATCTACCGGCACATCCGAGGGGAGGCTGGCAAAGAGGGGGGAGAGAAGTGTGGAAGTGGACGGCGGCGCGAACGCAATCGGGTCGGTCGCGAAGGAGACGGTGAAATTTTTATTCGTCCCGTCTGATTCGAAAAGGACGTAGAAATTTAGAGCTTTTTTAAGATCAGACATTGTTACCTTTCGTTAAAATTATTGCTGCACAAAAGTTACGAGACCCTGAATCGACACGGTGCCTGTAGTCACAGCACAAAGTTGCTGCGAGGCGATAGTTTTGAAAATCGTAGAACCCGGCCCATAGCTCCACGCGATATCGCTGGCTGTTCCGTCCGCAAAAGCGCCAGTAAGCGCAGTTTGTCCCGTATCGCAGGGATTTGTCACCTGTGTTCCGTAGACGAATTTTAAGGATTCAATCGCGCCGACCATCGACATTGAAAAACCGCAAACGTAAATCACTGTTGAACCGGAAGCGGCCACGAGAGAAGTAGTGGTGGCGCTGGAAATATTTATCACCGCACTTGACTTCGCTACCGCGCTACTTTGACAGGGGTCTACGGTTACAGCGGCGGTGAGCGTGGAACCGATAAGATTGGGGAGGTTGGCAGTTGCGCCCGAACGCGGTCTATCGTAAGTAGAATTATTAAAGAGCATTCCCCCAGAACCGATAAGTCTTGCGCTTCCGGTATTATCTAATGTAGCGGAAGGAATACCACTAGACATTCCATCAGATAAGGTCGTGCCAGAGTTTATTACCCCCACTCCTATAAGCCCAGTCTGCCCTGTAATTCCTTTAAGCCTATCCCACGTAGAACCGTTGAAACTCATCATATATGACTGCGGTCCTGGTACGGAGGTATTGGAGGTTGCGTCGGCTGGTGTAGTTTGAGCTTGTACCACCCGTTGTGTTCCGGTATCTGAAGTGCCCGCATTCATAGAAGTCGTCACGCCATTCATCTGCGCGACGTTCACGCTTTGATTGGCCGGCAAGGCTACCGAGTCTGGCGTGACCAATAATTTATTTGTAAGCGCCGGTTGGTCGGTGGCGAGAACAACCCGAAGCGTTCCGTTAGACTTTACGCCTGAGTTGGTGTCTGTTGCGGTTCCCCCGACCTGCGCGGCGTTGACGGACTGGTTGGCTGGGAGCGCAACGGAGTCAGGCGTGACGAGAATTTTGTTAGTAAGCTGGGGCTGGTCGGTCGCTAAGACGACACGTAAGGTTGAAGCGGATTTTACTCCCGAATTCGTATCGACCGTCGCGGGGAGGTTAGTTTCCTGCACTGCGTTGGTCGTACCGGGCGTTGTTTGATCTATCCCGACCTTCCCGATAATTGACGATCCTGCGCCGAGAGTTGTGGTGACGCTGCCCGACAACGAAACGGTGGGCGCGGGTTCAATATTCGAGACCGATAGGGTAATCCCGATAATA